AAAAGTTTTCAGGTTGATAGCTATCAGATACCAACTTAAACAAATTCTTGAGACCCGTCTGGTTCTGTGCCAGCATTACCAAGTGGCGGCGATCGTTTAGAGGATTGCGCTTGAGTTTGCGGTCCTCAGTCTCAACGACCATACCGTATTCTTCTTTCTTTTGTCGCTTTTGATTAGCCTTGTGTTCCTCATACATTTGTCGCCATTTGCGATGGGATTTGATGAAGTAGGATTCACATCCGTAGATCGCTTTAAACTCCTTACCATCTGCTCGCATCTTCTTGAGATGCTCCACCTGAAACGACAGTCCATTCATGTGCCCGTGGTCAGTGAGGGCGTGGGCGTTCATCCCATTCTCATAGGCGAAGTCCATATGCTCCCCAGGCATCCCCAGTCCGTCAAACGGCGAGAGCCCAGAGTGAGCGTGTAGTCCCACGAATGGGATCTTGCTTTCAATTCGGTTAGTCATTGACTACCTTTCTTTAAATTGCTCGTAGTGAATATTCGGTAACGACTGATGGTTTGTCTAGATTTGGAAACTGGACTGTGACCTTGGCTCCAAGGTATTTGTGACGGGACATCCGTTTGTAATTAGCAGTGTGGTCAATCTCTGTGATGAGCCCTACACCCTTAGAATACTTGTGGTAAAGGCTATGACTGCGATTGGTGAACTTGACAAGATCTCCGACTTTCATTTCTCTCTCCTCTTCTATATGTATAGTATAGCGTACTTTTGAAATAGTTCAAGAAAAAAATGAGCGGGGCACCATCTCCCCGCTCAGCCACCTGCCGTAACAGGGTAATCCATTAGGATATATAGTCAGCGCTGGTCCAATGGGGATAAATAACCTTCGTAATTCCTAGCGGCGGCTTCTAGCGAACTAAGGGAATCGGGAATATACGGTTCATGAGACTTGTCCAGCAAGTTTAATATAAGACTGAGGTATGCTTTGATGTTGTCTGAATTATTAATGGAAAACTGTTGTAATGTTTTTTGGCATTCCGTATTATAACTTTCTAAATCTGAACGCTCCTCGTGACGAAGGGCGGCATGAATTTGGCGAGCAGCATCAGTAAGACTTGCCCCGTCATAATAGTATCCCATTTGAGGTATCATCTTTGAGTTATGGACAACGGGAAGCCCAAGGTGAGCAGCTTCTAAAATAGCATACCCAAGGCCACCTTCAAGGTGATGATGAAAAGGAACCTGGGCGTGCTCAATCATCGCTGGTAAACTTTGAGGACCCTGACATTTGAGCTTGCCGGCTTTAGCAACAGAAAGATTACTAATATAATCAACAAAGTTTTTGTTGTTTTGCAGATGGCGTGAAGTGTTATAGAAATGTGCCCCAGAAAAAGCCTCTGGCTTATCTGACCCAAAAACTAAATCCGTCGCCAACATCGAAAACAAAGGAGCTTTGGTTACTTGGGTGTCAAGCTGCTGGCAGAAAACTTTCTGGTTAGCAGGGGAGCCTTTTCTAAACACAGGAATAGAATCAAATTTTGGATGATTTTTAAATGCTGTTTCTAACAAGTCTGGTGCCCAGATAATAGGACAGACGTATGCTCGATGAGCACCGTATCGATACTTAATATAATCCTTCTGCCAAACGAGATCAGGAAGAACCCAGGCAGCATCCACTCGTAAATCTTCTCTAGGCAAATGGCGGGCGGCTACATTATAGTATCCTTCGGGGGCTACGAGGTCTCCGAAGATAGTTGTCTCTGCGTCCGCCATATACCTGTCTTCATTTACCAGGCGTGCCACTTTTACGCCCTTAGATCTGAAGTGTTCTATGTGCCTAGAGGTAACCATGGAACCAGCAAGCACCAAAATGTCTAGATGATATTCTTCATAAAATTTATCTAGACGATGTACAGTGTTCCCAAACACCTCTAGGGTCTCAGGGGGATTGTCTCCAGCCAGCACTGGAGGGTAGACAAGTAAGGGGGTAACGGTGGGGACCGCACCTAAAAGTTTGTAAATAAAATACGCATTTTGTTGAGCTTCTTTATCTAAAAGATTTTCAGCGTTTGGGCTAATAGATACGCCAACTACGATTTTACGACTCATTCCCCTTGTCCTCGTCCTCACGTTTATCACCGTAGACATCTTTGGTGCCATCCTGATAGGTGATAATAGTTTGGTTGGCAGGATGGGGCTCAATGTGTACCTTCACAAAGTCGCTCATACTATCAAAGATAGCAATACCTCCACGAGGTGGTGGGTAAAGCCAATGAACAACACACTGACCTGTCGCCATTACAACACCCTCAATGACAACCCCCTCGCCAGATACACCTGTTTCGTCTTGTTGTCGAAAAACTGTAAAACTTGTAATCCCTCGGGGAGCTAGCTTTGATGGTGGTTTTGGAATTAAGTCATCAGTTACTTCTTCCACGACCTTTTCTTCATCGCTCATTTGTATATTCTCCATATGAATCTGCCACTTGCTGTAGCCAAGCACCACTCACAGGACTGATTTCGTCCGCTCGATAAACAAGTCGATAATTGTTTTTACCGTTCAACTTATTACGGAAGTCTGATTGGGCTTCATATGTATCGTCTTCAAAGAAATCAATCTCAAAATAAGTCCACCCATCAGTAGCCTTTGCTTTACGGCGAATTGCGCCAAGCCTCAACAAGTTGTTATGATAGTTCATAACAAGCGAACCTTCGATCATTTCTAGATTTTCTTCAGGGTACTTCATCGTTTACCTTTCTACTCGCCCTGGAGGCGAGCCTGTTCCTCTGTGGAAACCTTGTTGACCTCAATGGGTTGGAACCATGCCACCACATCAAAGCGTCGGGTTGAGTAAAATATTCCGTCATAGTCCTCACGGATGTCTTCTAATAGTGTATTCCATTCTGCGCCTTTCCTTAAGCCGTAAACTGGATGTCTGTTCTTTTCTATGTATCCCTCGGGGTCGTTCTTAAAATCATAGATCCTGCCGGCATCTACCTTGGTAGTAAAAAGTGGAATACCTGCCCTGAAGAATGTCTCTCGCTGTTTAGGATCTGTGTAAAAAAACACTCTAGGTGTTTGAGCAACTTCAAATTCGTTGCTAGAGTAATGACTCTTTTTATAATTTGGGTCAAGCACCAAGGACTCTGATGGATTTTTAGTATAGTGATACAACGTGACCTGTCCATCGTCCACATATTGTCCTAGTTCGGCTTCAGTTAAGAACTTCCGAAAGTCTTGCTCAAACGAATTCATAGTTTCTTTTTTAGTTCCCGAAGTCTCAGGCGAGCGATCTGTCGCTGTTGCCAGCGAGACTTTTCAGTTCGCATACCATCCAGTGACAACCCTAGTCGGCGATTGATCTCTTGAATAAGTTCTTGATGTTTGACCGCTTGCTTCTCAGTTAATTCAGGCAAGTCATACTCAGAGTCCTGACCCTCCTCCATCTCGTACTGCTCATCAAAGAAGGGAATAAAAAATTTACGAGCGGCTGACTGCCTCTCCTGAGAAAAGAAATCTTCTCGTGCTTGAACGTCATCATCAAACAAAGCCACATCCCTCCTCTGTATTGTATCATCACCTTCGATATATTCAAAGATAAATTTATTATCTTTGTCCTTTTTCCCCCAGATGACAGATTCTTGATTAAAGTATTTGCCTGCTTCCACAATATCTTCACGAGTAATATTAGGAATCATGAACGACCGCTCTTTGCTCCCAAAGCTGCCACGAATACGAATAGGTCCATAGCCCCGATCACGCATAAAAATCATCAACTCTTTGTTGAGATCACGGTTCTCCTTCTTGGACAACTTCTGAGCCATTGGATTCTCGGCGGTCATAAAACCGACCGTATCTACAGAAGCTACTTTACCTAAAAGAATGTTACGGATACGATTGAATCCGGATTCTCTAATCAAAAACTTTCGCCATGGTTTAAATATATTCATATTACTCAGCACAAATTAGGTGATTCTCGCCGATGAAAGTATAAGTCTCCCCTCGGACTGTTACTTTTTCTACTCCAAAAGAATGGATTACAACTGTACGACCAGTGTAGTCCTGTGAGCAGTCTGTGGCGCAGGCTAAAACTGTAGCTGCTACAAACTCCTCGACCTTCTCTTCTGTTGGAACAAAGAAAGCTCCCTGTTGTGTCTCCTCCTTATTAATCTCTATAAGTAGTCTTCTATTTAAAGGTTTCATCACAACTCCTTTCGAGTAGTATTATATTCTAGTTTTTTAGTTCCGTCAAGTTTAAGTGATTTCACAAGCACCACCAGCACAAGCTGCTTCACCTTTGAGGTCGGTGTTGTCATCCTCTTCAACAATCTTGGTGAGGTCAACAGAGGCCAGCTTAGAGAGCATAGCTTCGTAGTGTTCTTTGGTACAATCTTCAAACGGAGCCTGCTGATAAGAGCCTCCATCGTATGGAAGGACTGACAACCCGTTATAGTGGTTGCGGTTGTCCCACATCCACTCGCCAGCATCGGTCCACTCGTTTTCACGTAGCGAGATAGTTGCTGAGACGTTGTGTCCGTTCTGTCCAGAGCGTTTGCCAGGGTTGACCCATTCTCTTGTAATTTTCTTTACTCGCCGCAAAAGTTGGAACGCACTTTCATCACGCAAGATAGAACCTTCGGGTGCTCGTTGGGGCACAGAGATGACGGCTGTATCGTGTGGGCGGAAATACTCATCCTCAACTAGTTCAGGGTGGTGAATGGCAAGGTGCCAATAGATGGGCTCATTCTTGCCAACACGGATACGACGAATGTAGTAGTCGTTGTGCCAAGCGTGAATACCACTAGACGTGCCAAGTGCCAAGCTGGTTGTTCCTGCTGGTTTGACGCAGGTTGTGCGAGCAGCCTTGTTGATGCCGATCAACTGAGCGACACGAGCATTCTCTTCCTTGACGACATTGGCGGCAGCAGTCAAATCAATGTCATCTGCTAGCACACGACCTGAAGCGATGCCCGTCATGGATACGCCAACCAAGGCGTCCTTCTCAGTGGTTCTTTGCCAGACTGGTCGGAGATAATGAAAATCTGTGTAGCCAGCCTGCAGCGTTCCGATAAAGGAAGCGGCACGTACACGATCTTCCAGATCTTGCTGATCCTTAATGTTGCTGACATTTACTTCGGTCAGATTACAGAACTGGAATGGTCGGAGTCCGATCTCACAGCAAGGGTTGGTTCCCCAATCCTTATCGTTGGACAGGTAGATGCCAGGCTCGCCAGCGTTGGATGCCTCGACACGCTTCCATAGATCTAGGAAGAATTCTTTTGTTACTTTGTGCCGTAAAAGTACAGCCGAGTTATTGGCTCGTCCTCGCTGTGGGTTGGTCTCCCACCAGTTGCCAGACTTGGCAGCAATCATTTCCTTGTCACTTGCGGAGAACAAAGAGATAAGAGCAGCACGACGGATACCACCAGCCAACACAGCATCGGCGATATGACACACGATATCATGGACTTCAATAGCCGACAGCCTATCTCCATCATTCTTTTCTGCGAGCACACCCTCAACCTTGACTAAGCATTCCTTGAGGGGCTGGGGTCCTGGGGCTTTGCCGCCAGATGTTACAAGGCGAGCACCTTTAGGGCGAATATCGCTATAATCAAATCGTAGCCGTGAGCCACCAAAAAAGTAGCTACGGACGAGATACTTAACGGCGTCTGCCCATCCTTCAATACTGTCATTTACTAGATACCTCCGTGTGCGGTTTGGGTTGGGTTTGCGAATCTCTGGTAGTTCATCAACATGGTGCTGCTGGACTGAGTATCCGACTCCTGTGCCTCCGAGCAACAAAAACATAATTTCACCGAAAACACGCCAATCATCAACTGGAGCATACGCACAATTGAAAACTCGGTTGGGTGAAATCTCGATTGGCTTACCGGCGAATTGCATGGAACGCATTGATGGTAGGACTTTTTTATCTAATACCATTTTATAAGTGTTAACTATCTCTCCCTTGAGATTGGGATATTTCTTAACATGCATTTCCATGTTGCGGGTGACAAGTTCATCCCACGTTTCACGGCGCTGCTTCTCTGGAAGATAGCGAGCATACTTCATGTATACTGTGATATCAGATAGGATTTGAGTTGAGATGTCTGTGTTATTCATGCGAGTTGTGTTCCTTCTTGTGTGTTAACGAGACCTAAAGCTTCTTTTTTTGCTTGAGCTTGTTTTTTTCTTTCTTCCTTGAACTGTTTGTATTTTTTCCGCAAGTGTTCGTCTTGCTCTGCTTTCGTCTTCATGACTACTGCGTCAATGGAGGAGTCCTCGTCGGGTGGAAGAACCCGAAGATGAACTTTTGCTGTGTCAATCTCCATCGGGAAAACTATGCCATCAATGCCGTTGCGGTTTTTGGCAACAAACATGCGACCTTTGTTCTCAGTCTTGTCTTCCATCGTGCGAGAGATGGAACAAATAAAATCGGCTACAAAGCACTTGTTAAATGCTTCACTGATCGCTTCCATAGTGATAACCTCAGCGTTCAATCCGCTACGGTTTGTCTGGGATGCTGTCCACACTGGGATGTCCCAAGTCTGAGCAATACCTCGCAACTCTTCGTATGTGTTACCAAGACTATGGCGCAATTCCTGAGACTTGAATCCTGTTGCGGTTGGTTTTAGAAGGTCAGCATAATCTACAATGATCATGTCAGGTTCAATGCCCTTTTGTCTTAACTTTTCTAAATGAATGCCAAGAGTTCGGGTAGAAGCAGACTTCGTAGGATACTCTTTAATAATAAGCTGACCGGGGATATGCTCAATGACGCCCAGGATAGATTCCTTCATAGACATCAGGTCTTGTAATCTGATTCCTGTGATACAAGAGTCGTAACGCTGACCGACTACAGTGTCGGCAAGCTCTAGTGTATAGTGAACCACTGTTTTGCCTTTGACAACTGCCATTGCGCCGAGATGAGCTAAGGCCATTGACTTGCCAGCACCTGTGGGGGCAACCACGACGCCAAGTTCACGTTTACCTAAGCCGCCCTTGGTAATGTTATCTATTTCATCCCAAGCAGTTGAGACTGGATTACGCATCTTAAGCTCAAAGCGATCCAACACGTCCTTGTGATAGTCGTGACCGTGATTATTATCAGCACCGAGATTCATGGCGTCGTTGATAACTTTTTGGATCTGCTCAAAGCTTTGATTCTGAAGAAGACCTACAGACTTAAGGATTGCCTCTTTGAGTTTTTGCTTCTTACAGAAATCTAGAGACTTTTCTTTAATGTAATCCTGATCTTCGTCGCCGATAGAATTACTTTTAACCCGTGCCAGAAAGTCAATGACCTGCTTAACAATACTAGTAGAGTAATCCTCGGTCTGAGTTCGCACAACAGACACCATAGCTTCATAGGTGGGATGTGGATAATCCTTCTTATGCTGGAACATCAGATCAACAAAAACCTGTAAGTACTTTAACTCAAGATAACTTGTGTCAAGCACTTCCTCCATCTGATTCGCAAAGTTGCGGTCAAAGAGGATGGTTTTTACTAGTTTTTCTTGGAAGGTTTTCCCGAACTTGCTGAAAGTTTCTGTTTCAACTTGCTGTTCAGCCATTATATACCTCTTGATCTTTATTCATTATACACAGAAAGATAAAATATGTAAGAAATCCTCATTATTTTTTATGAGAATTCAACATCACCATAAGATCATCTATATTTAGAGTACCAATTCCGTCTTTTAGGAGCATTTTTCTAATTTCTGAGCGATTGAGATTAACCCCGTCATTCTTAATCGCATATTTGAGCTTGTTCACTCCTTGTGACGATATGGTAGAGGTATATAGCTGCATAATTTCGTAATTTGAAGCGATAATTTCTTCACTATCCAGAACATTCTGATAAGCCTTGATTTTAGAATTATTATTTTTTGCGTGCGTCAGAATGTCCTGAAGACCATAGTCTTTATTTTCTGAAAGGAAGGAAAATCTTTTAGCCACGGTTGCCAAGCCTAGACCTTTAACTCCCTCAAGGTTGTCAGATTTGTCCCCTGTGATAGCACGAGCCCAAGCAAAGTTACGAGGGTGGATATTATACTGCTCAAGAACACTATTCTTGTTAAGTACCTCTTCATTTTTTCCTGGACGCACCAACACTGTTTTGTCGTCACAAAGCTGAATGAAGTCTTTATCATTAGAGATAATGAGTTTTTGCCATTCAGCATACTCATTACAATTACAGAGCCAAGCAATAATGTCATCAGCCTCTACGTTTTCTAGAGACAACTGAAGGATTGGAAGATTATCCAGGTACTCAGTGAGTTTAACCAGTTGGGAATATTTATTCTCCCGCTCTTCCTCTGGCGTGGCAAAAGTATATTCTCGGTTAAGTCTGGGTGCTTTGCGTCCAAGCTTATAGTTTTTATTCTTCTCCCGACGCTTCTGCGAGCCGCCTGGACCTTCCCAGCAAATAGCAACCCGGTCAGGCTTGGCTCGTCGGACTTCTTTTTGCAGAGAGCGCATAAAACCAGTTAAACCACCAATGGGGCTACCATTGATATCTAGCTGGGGAGACATAACATAATTTCTAATGAACATGTTCTGTCCGTCAATGATAAGTAAACGCTTCATCTCTTCTCTCCCTCAAACTCTAACACACCAACCCCATTCTCTGTTGTAAATACTGCTTTCTTGAGTCCGTATTTACTGATGAGTCCTTGGCACATCTCGCAAGGACACGACATCCCTGGCTTTTGATTTCTGCCTTTGCGAGCCACGTAAATGGTCGCACCTTTTAAATGTTCTTTATTCTTTACCTTGAGAATCGCATCCATCTCAGCGTGAATAGTGCGGGTGAACAATTCACCGTCGTCATCAACACCTACAGAATCTGGATGAGTTTTATCTCGGTTCCTGCCAACAGACAGAACCCGACCCGCCTTTACAATAACAGCAGCGTGGCGATGCTGAACTTCTTGACTGTAGTCTTCTCCGTCGATGCGGCGAAGAGCCAGTCTGAGAAACTTATTGCGGATCTCGTTTGTCGGGTCGGATTCCATCGTTGATTCATTCCCTACTTCTTCCCTATTCTATACTCATCCTCTAGAATGTCAAGAACTCTTTTACGAAACTTCTTGTCCTCTAGGAGGGCGAGGAACTCTTTGCTTTGGAACTTTTTATCTTTCCCGTCAACATTGATAGTATACCAAGCGCCGCTGCGAACACACCCAGGCGTGCCAGCGATAGCACTAAGCCAGGAACCTTCATCATCAACGCCAACACGGTCGTTAGCAAGGTCAAATAATACATCAAACTCACAACTCCTTGGTGATGGTCCGAAGCGAGATTTCATGGTCTTGGCACTCGTGTGGAAGCCGATGACCTGCTTCTTCTCGTTGAGGATCTGTCCGTTGGCCTTACCCTTGTGCTGAGTCAGCCAGATACGGCTAGAAGCGTGGTAGGGCAGAGCCTTGCCACCTGGCTCCACTCGGTTGTCTCCGAACATCACGCCAATGTTAGTCTTCAACTGGTTGGTGAAAACCATGGCAATCTGTTCTTTGCCGAGAGTCTCTGTGACTTTTCGCATACCCTTGGCTAGTGCCTTGGCTGTCAGACCGATACGGCTGTTGGGGTCGTAGTCGCCCTCAACTTCCGCCTTGACTGGTGTGCCGGCAACACTGTCCCATACGATACAGACCAAACGATCAGGAGCCTTCTCACGGATCAGCCCGATTAAACGCTCAATGCTCTCAAAGACTTCTTCAATCGTGCCGGGCTGGACATACATGAAATTCTTTTCAGTGTCCAGTCCAAGCTGTGCCATGAAGTCGGGTGAAGCAGCATTTTCAGTATCAATATAAACTGCCAGTCCACCCATCTTTTGAGTGTTCGCCAAAATCTGAGTAACCAGAAGACTCTTGCCACTGGCAGACTCGCCCGCAATCGTGGTTAGCTTCCCTACAGGAATACCGCCATCACGACGGTTGGAGATAATATAGTCAAGCAACGTTGAACCTGTAGAGATCCATGTCTTAACGTCTGTAGGATTATCCCCGTGTAAATCAAAAGCAATGTTTTCTTTAGCTGCTTTGTTTAGTTCTTTACGCAGATCTTCTGCTAAAGTCTTAGTCATATTAATCTCCAAAAGTGGAGAGGCACCTGTAACCCCGTGCCTCCCTGCGGGTGACGGGTCAACTACGCCAATAGATCGTTAAAAGCGGAATCAATGTCGGTCACGCTTTCAAGGTTGTTGTCACTCTTGGTGGTGGTTGCCTCATTGCTGTAACGAGTGGTCTCGTTGCCAGTGTCTGAGTCTGTCGTTTCGCCCAAGGTTTCATTGAGAACCTTTTCGCACTGCTCATAGCTGGTGCGCTCAAAGACCTCATCAGCAGCCTTGATGCTTTCAAGAAGAGTGTTGACCTGCTCTTCTGTTTCTGCCAACACGCTAGTGCGACGCATGGGGCGCACATCAGTGGTTGGGAATGACTGACCCTGCTTCTTGCCGTAGTCAATACGGAGGTCGGTACCCTTTTCAGTATCGGTAATGTCACCGTACTCGGGATCAAGAACTACATCAAGTAGCGCTTGGTAGGTGGTGCGGGAAAAGCCCCACCAGCGGACACCCTTATCTTCCTCGCCACGAACGACGACAGGAGCAAAGACTCGCATCTTAGGCCAGAAGCGCTTAGCAGACTCTTTTGAAGCATCAGTGCCTTCATTCCACAAGCGAGTTCCCCATTCAGCGATTGGATCATCTTCACCAAAAGTGCGAGGACTGAGAACAGTCGTGCGACCTTCGGCACCCATCGAATAGTGGTAATAAGCTTCAAAGAAGGGATCTCCACCTTCTGGGCACACGAGGCGAATTTGATGAGTTCCCTCTTCTGGCTTCCAAAAGTAGTCATTGGTGTCTCCACCACGGTTAGTAAGAGCAGCGTGCTTCTGCCGCATCTTGTTTAAGTCAATACCCATTATTTTCTCCTTTACTGGTTAGTTGACCTTGAACACATAGTACCACACGTCTAGAACGTGTAAAGCTTTTTATTAATGTTTTTTTGTTTCCATAAAAAAAAGAGGGGCTTAGAGCCCCCCTTCTGGCTGTGCGTATTCAACACTGATTATGCGATGTCGATAATCACGGGTTGAGAGGTTGCTTTGCGTGGAACGGTGACGCTCAGCAGCCCGTTGTGGAACTCAGCAGTGCTAGCCAGAAGATCTAGATTGCTGTCATAGTTCACAAATGTCTTTTGGAAACTACGGCGAGCAATACGTCTATTGTTGTCTCCGTCACCGCTTGCTTCCGCACGCACAGTAAGACTGTTTTTTTCTGGTTCGATCTCAATACTGAGATCTTCTTTGTTAAAACCTGCGAGGGCAAACTCAAGAGTTGTGCTGCCATCTTCGTTCGAAAAGATATCAGCAACAGGATAACCCTGGGTTGACTTTCTCGCTAGTGATTGGAAGTCTCCGAACAGTTCATCAAAGATGGTGCGTCCGAGAAGACTAGGTGTATTATATCGTACTAAATTGCTCATGTTATTTCCTCCTATAATAAGCAAGGTTGTTTTGTGGCTCCCGAAGGCAGCCGAGTTAGCAAGCACCGCACAGCCACTTGCTATATTAAATATATACTAATTTTTTATTTTGTCAAGTAAGATGAGTGTAAAATATACTGGGCATATAAAATGGCTACAGTTAAATCAATATATTTTTGTATCATTCACCCTCCTCGGGTGGGTCTTCAATTTTGAAGATCTTGCTGACTTCCACTGGATGGACTTTCAATTCTCTTCCGGCTGTTAGCAAAATAGAGTTTTCATACTGATCCCAGTCAAGTTTAAGATGCTTGCCAGTTTTGCCGCCGTGCTGTTTTGCGACAGCTTGATTTAGGGCATTAATAGTGTACAGAGTGTTAGTCTGCTTCTTACGATGCATTCTCATGGTAAACAAACGGGGATTAAATGGCTGGCCAGGTACCACTAGGGCGTTATAAGTAATAATCTTCTTTTCTGGATCATCCTTGTCCTGCAATAAAAAAATAAGACTATTTGTTATTTCAATATTATTAACAATGAACTCAACTTCTTCTTGAACTTTTTCGTCGTCTAGCGTTCTCATAAAAGATGCTAGTAAAACCCCACGTTTGTTCGTCATTTATAGTATTCCCTTTAATTTTTACGACTTCTTTATATAGTTTGTCAAGCGTGGTTTTACCTTGTCGCAAAATTCTGGATCTGTGAAGAATACGAAACACACAGCACAATCATATCTTCTAGGGTTGTTTCATACACAGAGAAACTAGAAGACACTCTCTCTGTTTTGTAGTTTTTAACGTGCTTTTTAATGCGTTTTACAAGCGAGGAATCACTACTTAAATCGTCCCTGGGAATCCCATAGAAAAAATGTATATCTGTAGGCTCCTCTAAGGGAAACAATAGATTAACATCTTGTTTTTTCTCGTCCAATGATGAAACACCATAAGTTGCGATTCGGGCAGTCCTATGGGGGTTTATCTTATTTGCTAAGACTGGGGCGGTATGGTTGAAGAAATTTATCATAGCTACCACATATGCCACAAAATAAGATAGGGTTTTCTCATATTGATCAATAGGAACTTCGCCAGCTAACTCCTCTATCTGCGGTTTGTTAATCAAAAAAATATTACCAAATACTCCTGAACGGGCATACTCTTGTAAAACATTAAAGGCTATCTTGTCGTCTCTTTTTTGAGTCTCTGATATCATCTGCCTGTCGGGGGCGACGTATAAAACATTAAGTTTAGCGTGATTAACCGTCTGAAGAATCTTCAGGACAGCCCCAGAAATAGGATCGCCGCCCTCCAAGATCAAAAGAACACTGTCTTTTTTCTTGATAGAACGCAGATATACCTCGATCTCATCAATGTCTATTTGTGTTTCAAAAGAAGCCATATCCCCAAGATTACCTAGGGACAAACTACCACGCTCGTCAATATCTGTATCTATCTTATAAATTCTGTACTCTGGGTAAGCTGTAAGTTCTTCTGCTATTGCGCAGCCCAGCCTACCTAAACCAATAACTTTATCCAAACGAGACGCCCTTCATAGAACCTAGAGTTTTACCTCTTTTTATGTTTACCATGAACTTACCAAAATTCGTGGATCCCATAAGTGTAACCAATGATTTAAGTAGGTTCCAATCTTCTTTTTTCATATCAATGACAATAGCGTCATGAATCAAGAAGGCGATGTGTGAACCCTGGGACTGGGTACGTAGGAGGTACTCTAGCTTTACAGCCTGCTTTAGAGAGAGTTCTGCGGCAGTAGATTGAACCAAGTAGTTCAAGGCATGATGTTCACTAGTATCACCTATTTTCTTTTTAAACGGCGTTGTAACTGTGTCGCCGTCCCAATATTTATTGATTAGTTGGTTCTTTTGATAATAGTGTTCGAGCTTTCTGATTTCATCAGGGTGCGCAGCAGTTTTAGAGCCATAAAGCCAAGCAAAAAAAGCAACCTTTGCTTGATCCCTTGTCTGTATTTTGGTAAATATTTCTCGCAAATGAAAATCGTGTACATCTTCCTGTGGCTGCTCTTTGCCAAGAAGCCCAAGCAAGGTGCGAACTTCTGCTCCGTTAAAGTCAAGCTCCACATAAAAATCATTTGTCGGTTTAATCGCTGAGCGAAAGTCTTTACTCAGCGTAAGAATTGGAAAAGAACCTTTCTGGTTTGTAAGCCTGCCGGTCCTGGTTCCAAACTGGTTGTACCTAACATAAGGATCAGCAGCCAAGAGAGCCTTGGCGTGGTTCTTTAATTTTGGGTCCTGAAGGAAAGATGAAACATAAGGTCTGTCGATGTTAACCGCTTTGTGCTTCATGTCTTCAAGCATCATAGCCACATGCTTATAGAATTGATATCGATCTGGGCGCTGTATGTTCTTCAGTACATACTCTGTTATTTTATTCTTTACCTCACAAAACTCGATCAAAAAGCGTTGAGGCACTAGGTCAAAAAAACAATTCTCCATGGTGTTCACTTGGGATATGGAAAGAGACCTTTTAAAGGCCAAGATCTTCTTAGATACATCATCCCAGTCTTCCTCTAAGTATTCGGGAATGACATCTTTAATTGACCGACCTTCTAGGTATAGTGAAACATAATCAATATCTAAGCTACGAAGATATGGGGCGTACTTCCAAGTGTGACTTAGTTTTTTTGGGAAGGTTTGAGGGTCGAATATTAATTCTTGGTCAACATAAATGCCAACGCATTCAGTTTTGTCATCAAGTGTTTGAAATAGCAATTTAACCTCACGATGAGAAGATTATATCACCAACGGTATTAAGTGTTAATGGTCCAGTGTCGGCAGGACCAATCATTTTACGCTGGATGTTTTCAAGGGCTGTTCGATAAGGATCGCTGCTGTTAGCTATCCTTAACATATTATACAAATTTAATGCTTGCTGGATAGAAGATCTCCTCTTTGATGTTGATATTTTATTTTGGCGCTCTGCGTTCCTTAAAATATAAAAAGTTTTTAGTTTCCACGTCTCAGAATATAGACTCTCAAATTCTTCCTTAGTTATCTGTTCCCGAAACTGGCTACCAGTTTGAGGACCACATGCTGAGTTCACAGGTACCATTTTTTGAAATGTAGCACGAGGTCGAATAAAAACATAATAGTTGTAGAAATCTAAAAGATACTGTTGAAAATTATCAATGTCGGTGTAAAAAGTCTCTGTAAAATCGATATTGTACATAGACTCAAAAACTTCGGTTGGGACACCTGGGTTGAAAAGAGGGGAAAAGGTATCATCGACGGGTTTCTTGTAACGACGGTACCCAGGCTCTGTGCGAGTTTCCCCGTCCCCATCTTTGTAGTTAAAAAATGCCACATGCCTCCGAACGCCTTCGAGCCCTGGTATCTGTGATAACCCTGACGCTCTGGGAGGTAGGACAAGTCCTCCAACAAAAGGCTCGCAAGCGAATTCTATATCCCTATCCGTATCAAAACTGTCAATAGGGACGCCAAGCATATATTCTATCATCGCTGGGTTGTTAAGATCTGCCACAAGTCGCCAAGGGATATTCTGATCTATGGAAAATCCATATTGAGACGCTATAGATGCAACCAAGCTAAAGTTAGCGTCTATAAATTGATAACCTTTAGTATAGTCATCATCGTAGGGTGCCTCAGAAATTTCGATAACTAACCCCGAAGCATAGATAGGCACTCTTCTAGCCTCAACAAGTCCACTTAGGGTTATTGGTCCAAAAGAAGATATTTCATTTTGAATAAAATCATTTAACCTATCAATAAATGACCCCACGTTACGAACTTTAGAATCATTATTTTGAGTGTTCATAAAATCATCTACGAAGCGTGGGTAAACTTCATCTCTCATATACTGGTCATAAAGATCAGACACTGGTTCCCACCCCTTGACCACGAATGGTTTTGCCCATGGACTATCTCGAAATATAATATTTTCATTCGCCAAAGATCTCAGTTTTGTAGCAAGATCATACCAAGCGTCTGCCACAAAGTCAAGAGCAAAATGACTTGTATCATCAGTACTAGGGAAGCGAAGTGTCTTGAGTCGATCTACCTTAGGCAAGACTGCATTACCCCTCTGATTAATAGTTCCATATAACCTGTCTGTGGTCCATGTTTTAACCGAGTTGTCGATAATCCATGAAGGAAATATATCTTTATCATACCTTTGTCTTTCGGTGAAAACCCTCCTAGAATCTGACTGATTAGAAGCATAGGTGTAATCTAGTGGGGAAGTTTGAGGATTTGGGCGGTTTTGACGAGCCATTTTATGCGGGTCCCCTTGTCTTGTCGGGAGTGACTCGTAACTCAAAAACGCATTCTAAGTCAGTTTCATAACCCCTGTTACTAATACTATGACTAGAACGAATCACTCGGTAATAGCCACCAATACCTAGTACTGGTCCGGCAAAACTTCCCAATGAAGGTCGGCTATCTACAAAGATAAGATCGCCATTCTTATGGAGAGTATTCCCATACATCTTAATAGAGACGTTTTGAGGCAAGAAAAGAGCTTGGATCTTATCATCCAAAGTGTTCGACTCAATCAACATTTCTTGGAAGTATTGCGCCTCTTGGCGAGAGAAATTAAAAGTCTTTGCCAAACCTCTGTCTGACCCTATCACATAATGATAGATTCCCTCTTTTTCGTCTATGTTGCGATCTCCTGTTCGAGAACCCAAGCTCAACTTAGTTTCATAAATCGGATAAATATGTTGATATTTTCCCGCCCTCATAAGCGGGTTATCTTGCCCTGAGCGAATGTCTGCTAGATCGCTTGCCTCTAACGTAAAAGGAGCCCTCTTGAGTGCTTCAGTCTGACGGGTGCTTAACAGTGAGAAATCAAAAGCTACCTTAGACATAATAGTGTCATCTTGGTTTATCATCGTAGCAACTGTTTTCAACATGCCATTTAGAAAGTATCGAAATGGAAAAAACTTTCGTCGGCGAGAAACGACGGTGTTATAGAAAAACTGCCCAAATGTATCTAGCGTGATAGGAATGTCATACAAAGAATGGTCAACCCCAAACCTCTCTACATTCCCAAGAATCAGCGAGATGTCTTCTCGACATCCTGAAAGATGCATCGCACGTCGCAAAACGTCACCAAGGCGCATAAAATAAACCACAGTGTCGTTTGGGTTTGCATCAACTTGTTGTACTGGGCCTTGTGCCCCAGAAGCTGTAAGCTCTATGTTATTCCATAGTTTTTCAAAATCAGCGGCTGGGTTCACATACGATATAGTGGGGGGTTTCCCGGTCGAGGCAGGGGCGGAGATTCGCACCGCATAGAGCATATCTTCCTGCTTTAAAAGATCCTTTAAAAATCTGGCGTAGATGTCACGAAGCCTTATGTTGACTGCTCGGTCATAAAGAAGAGTAATGAACTGACCGGACTGTCTTATTTTTTCAATCTCTGCTGAGTCTTCGTCGCTATTTAAAAACTGCTCTCTTTTGAGTTTCATAGACAAAAGATCTTGAGCCTTCTTTAGACCACCCAAAGACACCTCAATAGTATCTTCTTCGAAAGTATTCTTTCCCAGTGTCTTGCGCTTAGACTGAAGGTATGGACTGTCGATCTCCTTAAAGTCGCTAATTATGTAACTTGCTTGTTTTACGTTAACAGAAGAATTTTTATTTTGGGCGCCTTTCTTCTTGTCTACCATAGTTCCGTTTCGGTTCTCTATGCCCACAAGTGAGACGGCGGTTGGTGTGAACATATACTCATTCGTAGATGTCTCTAAATTAGCCGAACCAAATACGTCTGATCCGGCAGTGGCTAAGTAGTTGTCTGTGGATCCAATGTAGCGTAGGCTAAGAGTCGCAGGCCCCTCTTGAGTAAAGTCTACATTATAGTCTGCCAAGTTGAGAAAGATAGCCCTTTGCGTAGTTTCAACTCCCTCTATAAATGATCGATACTGTGATTCAGAGTCAAACAATTTCAGAAGCTCCGCCTTGTTGCCCTTGGGCTCGCTCCAACCAACAACCACCTTAAGTTGACGGAAAGCTTTCTTTTCACTGGCACCAACTGTCTTCTTGGTGAGAGTTTCAAAAGCCGTAACCCTCTGCTCGTCCGACTTGTTTTCATCACCCATGATAGCTGACAATTTTTTTATTTCACTAGTTATTTTTCTAATCTTTTCGCTTTTAGTCCTCTCAAAGAAAGAGGCGGCAGGTCTTTTCTGCTCAGCATCAGAAAGCTTCTCAGTAGTTTTAACTAAGTCTCCAGCTAAGTCAGTAGCTGCTCCAGTTGGGAACAAAAACTGGAGATAGTTTACGTTGGCTAGTTCTGCCAAAGTGCCAAAGAATAATTCTACCTGAGCATCGATAATGAAGTCGCCTTCGTGCTTATTGTTATAGTTCCAGGTGAAAGACTTAATACCTGCGTCGGATCCACGTTGATTTCGAGGAGCTAATATTTCGTTCATGCTGCCGCCAGAGCGTAATTCAGCAATATTTTTAGCGTATTTTTCAGTAGTATAATCACTAAAGTATATTTCTCTATCGTTCCCATCCTGGTCAACAATGTAAAATCTCATGAGAGGTTGAAGTAGTGCCAGTTGAGCGGGAGTTGCTCGGACAAAAGCTCCTAGTCCCTTTTCTGTGCCCCCACGCCCAGTGATCAAACTATTGAAAGATCCAGCGGGACAGGTTTCAAAAAGTTTGTGAATATTCTCATCAATTCTGTAATCTTTTTTTGCTTCCTCGGGATTTAAATTCTTAAGATGTTGTTTGATGTTGCTCATCTCCCTATACAAAAAAGACTGAATATTTTGAGAGTATCTCTCCATTATCCGTTTGCGGCGTATTTCCTCCAGTCTAGCTTCTTCAGCAGCCAGTTGTTCGTTGGCAAGGCGAACCTCTTCTGCCGCTTTGCGTTTAGCATCTTGTTGTGCTTGGAATCTGGCATTGGCTTGCGCTTTTTTTCTGAACTTTTGCTTGCGAAGATAATCTCTATAATCTTGCTCAGTAGATGGCCTAGTACCTTGGAAGTTTGCTCTTGGTTGGGTTGGGTTTTTCTTTAGCCACTCATTTCTAGCTCTCAAATACTTGATCTTTTCTCTCGTCTGAGCCGCTTTTTGTACACCTACCTGTGTCTCATAGTCTTCGATAGCTTTTTTTTCTGCTGCCTTTTTTGCGGCAGCCTGACTCTTTTCACGAGCCTCTTGGCTCATTTCATTCCAGGCCATTTCAGCATTCGCAGCGGCGACGAAGGGGTCTTTCTCCCCCGCAGCCGTCAGCCTATCTGCTTCTTTTCTTATGAATTCTAATTTACCAGCGTTACTCAACGGTGCTCTCCTTACTTAAGGTATCCTAGTACGTCCTCTAAAGGTAGCGGAATAAGAAATACCTCACCTAATAAAAATTCCGAGGCAGATGCCTTTTGGTTATACCAGGCGATGACCCACCAATAAGTAGGGGAACCGTAATATTCATTAGCAAGATTGTAAAGCTTGTCTGTCGCTTTCCATGTACGAGTAACATTTGTGAACCTCTGAAAAACTTCTGGCGAAGGATAAGCGAAACGAGGAGAGTCATATTGAAATGTCTCTTTTATATCTCGCTCCTTGAAGAACACATTCTTGTAGTTCTTATCGTTGTTTAAGAAGATTCGTCGATTGCTGTATCTAGAGTATGGCATAATTATAATCTCCTAGGAAGGATCAGGCAGATCAAGCTGCAGCGACGGAACCCCACCCAGCCCAGCGACGGCTGAGCCACGGCTACTGTTGATTGTTTGTTGAGGTAGTGTAAGTTCGGGAATAAATCTTCCAGTTTCAGGGTCTACCTGTGGCGGTTGAGATGCTGGGGTCGTGTCAGCGCTAGGATTGGGGCTTGACGGTTGAATATCATCCGTGGAGTCGTATTTTGGCTGTTGTCCCGGCACCAGATAGGGATAATTGCTATCGTTCATCTTAGGATCTCTAAAGCTAAATATTTTACTGTCCTTAGATGCCCTCTGGAATCCGAGCGAGTGTTCATGTAAAATATTAAACTCGCAGTTAAGCCTAAATGTTTTTGGCAAATATTCCATCGATGGCAGATTAGACTCAGCAAAAAGAGCGTCAGGGTTGGGTCTGCCATAAAACATACCTGCTTCAAGGTCTGGATCAAAGGTAAAGCCGTTGACCCAACCCAAAAGACCCATACCGTTCACAGGGTTGCGGATTAGGTTACCAAAACTCATTCGCAAAAGTGGTGCTTGGTTGATGGCAGTTGCGCCGCCGACACTCTCAGCCTCATACAAAGGGTACAAGAAACTGAATAGAAGGTTTGCTTTTTGTAAATTCCCAGCAGCATCAGCTTCTGACGCAGCAGGCACCTTCCAAGCTAAAGACAAAGCACGGCGGGTGCCAATAAATGTTGCTATGGGATCCATACGACCATATACATCTTCGGCGTTCCATTCAGAAGTATACATATCACTGAAGCCGTCCAGATAAGCAGAAAATGTCACATCACGACCTGTTGGAACATGGATTATCCTTAGAGTTGCATGATTCTCTAAACCGCCGTGTGGGCTATATATAGGTTTTTTCTTAGACATTTATATTTCCTCTATCTCGCCGCCGTTGGATCACCAACCATGTTAAGGGTTTTAACAGTTTGCTTTGCCCATGTGTTGCCATCTACGTTAAGGGTTACTGGAACTACGATTTCTTGTTGTGTGCGTGTTTGTGGATTTTTCAGGTCCTTCACAACTCGCTGAAAGTCTTTCATAGCTTTATTGGCATCAGAAATCTGTTCTTTTTCTTTTGGCTTTGCTTTGCCCATTAGACTCTTCACGCCCTCCCCACCTAGTATACTTCCAAGCCCGCCTAAAACTGCGGCGCCGACAGCCATTCCAAGAGGACCACCAATCACGCCCAACTTGGCTCCAAGAGCAGCACCAGCAGCACCGCCAGCTAGAGCACCGCCGCCAACTCCGGCAGCACGTCCAACCGAACCGGATTCCATATATTCCATACCGCCTGAGATGAGACCACCAAAGGCTGCGCCGCCGACACCACGAGCGATGCCAGCACCAGTTAATCTTGCGGCGCCAGAACCTGACTTAAGAGCGTTTTTGGCAGCGGCACCGTAAAGTTGTTTTCCTGTTCTTTTGCTGACGACCTTTGCCATGCCTCCTTTACGGAACATTGCCCCGCCAGCGCCAGCGGCTCCGGCAGCGCCCATGCCTCGACCTCGAAGGAGTCCGGCAGCACCACGAGCCAAAGCAATAGCCCCTAGTAGGCCCAGTGCCTGGGGAGCGTAGTCAGCCATGATGCCCACAAGCCTCATGATTCCGCTAGCCATAACAGAAAATACTTCAGCCAAAGGTAGCATGAGAGCTTCCATAGCTCCGGCTACTCGTTCCTGAACAGTGATAAAGTCATCCATTCTCTTCTCAGGGGTTCGCTGTTGTTGGAACCTGCTGATGTCCATACGGTCTCCCAAGAGTCGGCGAGCAGATTCCACATCTGTTTGAAGAATCGAAGCAATCATCTGTTGTTGACGACGACCCATAGTATTTATATTTTTGCCCTGTAGAGCAAACTCTTGGCGTAGGAGTTCTATACGATCCTCCGAACTAGCCTTCATTAATTCAACTGAGTTGAGTTGAAGACCTAGCTGGGCGTTGAGGCGACCAGCTACATTTGCTGCGCCTTCAAAAGTATCAAAAAGCTCGCTCATGTCAAAAGCCTGCTTTACGCTTAGGCCTAATTCACGAGCCTGGACAGCCAGTTTCTCAAAGACTTTTAAACCAGATTGTCCAAAACGAGACAATTCGGGTCCAAGAGAATTAAGGTCTTGTATTACAGAGTCGATAGGACGACCTACACGATCGGACAACCGTTCAATATCACTAGCCGCTTCCAGGGCAGCGTTACCAGTCATGCCGAAAGCAAAGTTCAAACGATCAAACATTTCAGAGGTAGCCGCCGAATCGGCACCCAATCTCATAAAACGAGCACTAACTCCAGCAATAGCATTTTGCTGGGTGTCCGATAGCGCATTGAAGCGTGCCATTCCAGTGCTCAGATTTCCGAGGATCTGACCAGTCTCTTTCATTGTGAGACCTAGGTCTTTATTGGCCCTTTGTACAGCTAAGAGATTATCTTTAAAAGCTGTGCCAGCACCAGTTGTTCGTGCTAATTCAACCTGTGTTTCCTTTTGCATGAACATGAAGTCAATCATAGCATTCGCCAGACCCTTCAGGCTGAACATCTGCGATATGTTAGACTTAGTTAACGAATCAACAGCACCACCCATACCCTGGAGAATCTTCTTGCGCCTCTCTAGGACTTTGTTAGCTTCCTCTACGGACTTCTTTTCATCTTCTAATGACTTTTGTCGCTTTTCAAGTTCTTTTTGATTTTCCCTCAAAGCCTTATTTTGAGCTTCAATATCATCTGAGTATTTAAGAATTGCTTTGTCGGTATCCGATAGCAGTTCCTGAAGCTCTTCATATTCTTTCTTTAGGTCACTAACATCTTCAATGCCAGTCTTCTGGGCAATTTCTAATTTCTTTTGCGCAGCAAGAACAGCTTTAAGGTACTCTGCCTCATCACCCATCAGCTTAATATATTCTTGCTTGAGTTTGCTTTGCTCTTGGACCAGCTTAGATTGTTCTTTAATAGACTCGTTTAAGTTGTCTATTTGTTCCTGCTGTTCCTTAAAATTATCATTAGCCATCTAAGATAATCCTTAGTTGCGGATAGGCCAGTTAATGCCCGCCTCTCTTTCAAATCTTCTGATCGCAACGTCAAGCTTGGCTTTCTGCTTATATGTCATAGGGTCATCAAGACCATACTTCTTAATGTAGTTCATGTATCTTTTTTCGTTCACCATAGCGTCGGTGAATCGTTCCACTTCGATACGATTACCCTTAACTCGGACTGGGATTCGGCGTCCCTTGAACATCTTGCTCAAGAGGTATTGAATCCATGCGGCAAAAACGTTTAAAATATTCTCGTTAAGGGTCTGCTGTTCTTTTATAGCACTTAAATCTAGAACTTCATTTTCAAAATCGATATTCATATAAACATACCTCGTATACGTCTGCCTAATAAATAGTTGTTAAATACAAATATCACGGTTTATAAGTTTTACCCCTGCCGCCAGAACTGACGGCGTTGTTGGCTTGATCGGTTTCATCTTTTTTCTGTTCTACGAGACGGCGCAAAAACCACACTCGAACACTGACTGGTAAGTTATAGCTTTCAAAGAAGCTCCAACCGCCATGATACTTTAAATTGAAAATTTGTTCGTAAACGTTTTCAATATACTCATCATTTAGGCCAAAAAAAGTCCACGCCGAGCGGGACCTCCATCTCCGTCTCGTGACCACAGTTCTGACAATCGAAGTCCTGGGTAAGGTTAATATTAGGAATAACCTTTGTGTAGATTTGTCGAAGATGACGAGCATCACGAGCCGGCATTGCTTGAATAAAGGATTCTATCGCAAAAGGATTTGGATCGTTATTTACGCTCACAATGTAGCTTCTAAATGCGTCAGTCGTGATGGAAGATTCCATCTTACGTTTCTGTTTTCTTTCTGCTTCCTTGTAAGCTGCCACTTCATCATGTCCATTTAACAAGCGACACTCAACAATAACGTTTGTCATGGGTAATGTAATCTGAACATTGCCAGTTTCGGTAAAACTTACTTGATAATCGGCAGCCTCTTGCTGGTAATCGTTAACAGGAGGATCACTGATATCAAAAGAGTAATCCTGAGTGTTCCCACAAGAGGGGCACGTTACACTTGTTTCATATTCTGGACCATAGCCGGTGCGGCGAGCAGCTACAAGAAGAGCGTTCTTATCGCCAATTAAAAGATCATTAACCTTAATTGTTTGATCAACTAGAATATTCTGTAGCATTCTGTCAAGAGCAACTCCCTGTTTCAAAAGAGAACGGGATGTAAGAATGTCTTCTTCTTTTGCCGTCATGTAGCGAATTTCTACATTTGGTTGATTATGAAGAGGGTGAGCAGCGTTATAAAATCTGCCACCACTAGGCAAGTCAACAAACTCTGTAGGCACTGACCAACTAAATGATCCGCCCTGAGTGGCAGCCGCTGCGGGTGCGGCTACGGAGTCATCCTGATCTGCGGGATTAGGTAGACCTAATCGATCTTCATTTCTGCTCATATTTTAAAACCTTTCTTTTACAGTATAACGTACCGTAAAAATTCTGTTAAATTCTTAGCTCTTACTTAGCCTCTGACTGAAGGTGGGGATTGGTTAGATACCCCACTCTTAGCTAGAATAGCCCAATCATAGGTAATAGTACAAGAAACTTCTACCATATCATCGGAATCATAAGATAGGGTTCCACCAAAATCAATGTTGGTGATAATTGGATTTACCAATTCCCATCTTTCGATTTCGTTACCGTCAGCATCAATCTGCTTAAGAACAACATTCCCAATAGCGTCGGTGAAAGCCTTTTTACTCAAGCTAACTTTTGAGATAGTTGGAGTGTTGGGGTACTTGTACCCAGCAGCGCCAAGGATATCCAAGAAAGCATAAGAAAGATCTGGATTCACAGGATCAACTAAAGTGACAGTGATTGGCTGCCAGCTTACACGACCGGGGAAATTAAAGGTATGATCAATATACTGGTGAGGGATAGTAGTTACTTCAGCTACGGGCTTTGTAGCTGTCTTGACAGCCCAAACAGGGATGTCACCCTTTGAATCTCTGTTTCTAGAAGTAAAACTTAACTCAAACCGAAATTGACGTTTTGGTTCTGCGTTTGCTTGACCCCAAAATAGACTTGCCATTGTTTATTTAGCTCCTCGTAATAAATAGTTCTTAGAGCGGATTAATCTTCGAAAGATGCTCCGCTGTTGGTGATTATGAAGTCGATTGCGAAGAACTCAACTGAACGAGTTGGCTTCACGAACAACTTAGCATAAATAATGTTGCGATCGATAAGATCTGGTGTTGTTGTGCTTTCGTCCAAAATTAGACGGAAGTCATCAATACCAAACTCAGCTTTCACATCACGTAGTAGTGGCTCAGCCTGTCCAAGGAAGCTGTCCCAAGTTGCCTGAGCGTTAGGTGCGAAAAGAAGCCTTGAGGCGATGAAGGAAATTTCACGCTTCAAGAAAATCATTAGGCGACGAACATTAATGCGGTCCAAAGCACTAGCAGTTTGCTGTAGTGTCTTCTGTCCAAAGATCACAATACCCTCTGCTGGGAACTTGGCGATTGGATTAATATTGTTTTCGTACAATGTGTCTCGCTGATCAGAGGTGAGCTTGCGAGATACATCAAGCACAGGAACGCCGGCAGCGCCCTCACTTAATCCGCCACGAGTAAACCCAGCAGGAGCGAACCATGGTGCCTGTAGTCTATCTGTGTTAGACAAGACACCCAAAGCAGCTACCGATGGAGGTGCCCACAAGGTTTGATTATTGTTAGTATCCAAGATGCGGACCCAAGGGAAGTATGTAGCGCCGTAGCTATTGTTAATGCTTCGAGCAGCTAGAGCGTTAGCAGCAGCGGTTGGGGTGTTCCCTTCGTTGCGACTCTCAGTACTACCCTTTCCTTCAGCAGAAGGTGTGTAGACATTAGGAATGTCAATAAGGGCTAACGTATCAGCACGATCTTCGGCAGTTTCGAGTAGGTAGTTTGTTACTGCCTCTTCGGTAATCCCTGGGATTGTTATAGCATTCATTTCTACATCGTCAGGACTAGAAACAATATTAATAGCCTTACGAAGAGTGAAAAGCTCGTAAGAGTTCAACTCGCTAATGTTATTAATAGCTCTCATCTTGCTATTTCTGAATGGATCTCTTTCTGTAATATCTAGACCATCTGTACCACCGAAAAGAACAGTAGTGAATCGATCTAAACCACCGTCCAAACGATCGGCGAAGGAAGAGGTGAGCCTAGCAACACTCTTACCACTTCGACGGTTGCCAGAAGCGTAGGAGTATACGCCAGAAGAACCAGATAGATCATCAAGAGAGAATACCCAAGAGATCTCATAAGGCTGAGAGCCTGTGTATTCAGTTGTTTGGCCCGCAATATCTACACTTGTATCAGAAGGGTTTGTATTGATGCTTGAATAATCAAAGGTTCTAGCCCTTACAAGATCAGCAATCGAAGGATTGTAGAATGTATCTGTTTGCGAGCGTCCGGTCCAGGCTCCCCAGAATGTGTTCTTAAGAGACCTTGGACTTCCCCACGATCCACTGGAACGAAGAGGCACTCCTGGGAACCTGATGGAACCAGAGAAGTAATTCCCGTTAAGAGCCTTAAGAGAAAGTAGTGACTGCCCGCCTGCGGCGTGACCAGCCAAACCGTACTTAGCACTACCTGAACCATTCAACATGGTAAGACTGTTGCCATCAGCGGCTAGAGAATAAGTTCCAAAGTTACTGAACCCAGACGAACCACTTACCAAACTTACGTCACGGTATTTGATAGGACCATAGACACCGAATGGAAGCCAACGGGTTTCACCAGCGCCGGCAGCAACATCGTCATTCATGACAACACGAACGTAGTTAGAGCGGTTTTCGAATTCACCGTACTCTACGTTGCGAAGCTCGCTTGTGCTGTAAACCTGGAACTTGTCGCCGATTCTCTTAGCGATATAGTCCTCGGAAGCTGGGTTAAGGTTGAGGTTGTCGAACCTTTCAACTATCTGAATTCGGTTATCGGTGTCGTCGATGGCACGAATCAATACCGAGAAGGAACCATAGCTCTGATAGTCACCTGTGGCAGCTTTAATGTTAGAGATAGATATTTTTATTTCTCTCTGTGCCCATTCACCAGCAGTAATCGCCTCTAGACGGAATAGCTGCTGCTGGTTGCTAGCATAGTAAGAGCCTGTAGCATTTGAAAGGTCCTGAGAAATGAACCACCCTGTGGTGCCTGCAGTAGCGGCACCATTCCAGTTATTCTGTTGTTTAGAGTCATCACCATTGACTGCCATTGGTAGAATAGCAGCATGGAAGGAAGAACTAGACCCACCCTGAAGCAACCCAAGCTGATTAGCGTTCGTTTTGAATAGGCGGGACTGATACTCAAAGGTCTCACCTGTCCAGTATCCACCACCCTGATAATAAGCCTGAGTAGCGTCCGAAGTAATCTCATTATTTGTGATAGTAGGATTGGTATTGAGGGCCTTACGGATAAAGTTGGGACTATCTGGATCAAGACTGATTTTTACTTCCTCAAAAGGAGCAGCACCAGTAGAACTAAACAAGAGTCGAATATCAGTAAGATCACTCAAAGCTCGTAGGGTACTACCGTTAGCACCGCCGCCAACAGCACTGGCAAGTGAAGAGGATAGCAAAACTCGACCACTCTCTAGGTAGAACTGAGCAGCTACGGCACCAGTTACTGGAGCACCAACTCCAGTCACAAGCGATCCCGAAGGAAATATGACAAGAGCGAAGACACCACCATTAGCGTCAGTGTCACTAGCGTCATTAACAGCCCAACCAGCCTTGCCAGTTGACAAAGTAGCAGAAGTGTCATTATCGCCCAAGAGGCGGAGGAAAGTACAAGGAGAATTATTTCTCAACCAAGCTTTCGCAGCATAGGGGGCGTAGGTTGGTGCAGTGTTGTTTCCATCACGCCAAGCGTCGCCGCCCTCATTACCGGCAACTGGGTCGCCGAAGGTTTGAACAAAGTCAGAAAAAGATTCGACTCTTACAGGTTTATTGGCAGGACCCTTGCGAGAGCGACCAATGACCACAGGTCCAATCTCTGTTGGGGTTGCTGGAAGTTGTGATTGGTCGATCTCATCGACAAACACTCCTGGCGAAATGAACTTAAACTTTTTGGTGGAGTTGTCAGCCATCGAAATGTATTCTCCTCGGTTTTATGCGTATAGTATGGTATCTAACAATTTACACTAAATACCAATAATAAATAGTAGGGCACTGTTCCAAACGCCAGGTTGATTATCTTCTGTATTTATCTTTTCTGCCCGCATGGAACTCAGGCTCGTCACCAAGCACTACCCTTTCCCTGCCAATTGTAACCTCGGCGGCAGACTCACGAATTGTTACCGTAGGAACTTTGTCGTTTTTATTCGCCCCAATAATATAACCTAGAACTGTAATATTGGTGCTACTTTTGAAAATTCTTTCTTCTAAACCAAGACCGCTATTGTTGCCCTCATTAGTAAATGTTTCGTCACCAAAGGCCTCATAAGTGTGCCCGTTGTGCTTAATGTTAAAAGCAACAGGAGTAGACAAGTTGCCCATAAACGCTTCAAGCATCTGGTTCATCTGACTTTGGTATTCAGCGATAAGCTTTACTTCGTATGATACTTCTACATACGTAGGCTGTGGAACGTAGAGGGTATCATATACAATCTTTTCATTGTCAAATGGAAAATTTGTTTGATTAAATCTTTTCTTTGCCGTAAGATTAGCTCTTTCTCGGGTCTTCTCTTGGTTGACTCGGCGAGCAATAGGTATAGATCCGCCCTTTTTGTAGAAGCCATAGTAAGGAGGAATGTATACTCCGTACTTACCTTTGTTAGATGGATTATTTACCACCGTGCCACGCACAATAGAAATCATGGGATACTCTAATGTCCTGCCGTTGGGTCGTAATTCAGGGTTGTCTTTTATTTGAAAAGATCTTTCGGGTGACGCAAAGATGACAGGTACTTTGTGGAAGCCTTCATTTGTGTCGCAGAAGATATTTAGATCGTCGTTTAGGAAGTTAAAAAACGCCGTATCGACGTCCTCCAAGGTAGAGGGATTAAATCCGTACATTGCCTTCAAATTTTGATTTAACTCGGTACGTTTTGGCATAGCTTAATTCCCTACATCTTTTTTCCTGGATTGAACAAACCTTTTCTTGCTTGAATACATGAGGCTTGGACCGAGAGAGCCTTTCCATCAGCGAAGCCTGAATCTTGTCCGAAGAGGAAGCGTGCTTCTTCGAAAACATCTACAATCTCAAAATACATCATATCGTACTGAACAAAGTCTCCGGGTCTAACAAATAAATCCTGGTCTTCTACTAGACGCCGCTTGTGGAAATTAATTTTAATTTTAAAAATACTATCAAAACCAAACGCCTCTTGTGTTCTTTCAGAACCTTCATAGTCAATCAAGGAATAAACTCTTATTGGGGGTAGGAATGTCTTCTCGATTGCTTCACCATAAAGATTGTAACGAGTTAGCTCATGATCAATGGGGAAATAAAGAACCTGTTGTCCCACAACACGCTCAATGACCTCATCATTAATTTGCTTTACAAAGTCTCTCTCTGCTCTCCCTACAAATAAAGGCGGAGGGGGATTAGTAGGTTGTGTCCATCTGTTGATGCGAGGGTCGTTTGCCATCTACTTAACCCACATAGATGCCCATTGGGATTTTCCCAACGACTTCTTGAAGATTATTCATCAACTGAGCATCACCCTCGGCAAGAGCGCCATACGCCATTTCATCAAGCACCGTCTTTAACTCATCTCTGAGAGCGTTTTGTTCTTCCTTTGCTTCGGAAACCAAAGCAGGACCGTTAAGGGTCACCTCGTTCCCAGGAATAGGAATAGAAGCAAGCTTAGATCTTACTTGTCCCAGTGTTTCTTTTGCCAATGAAAGGGCAAAGCGTCGGATCCACTGTTTACCAATACTATTAATGTGTTTGTAGGGTACATTAGGGAATGGCAACGTGTTCATGTTGTTAACACCGTCAGCCCCATACTTACGATCAGCTTCCTCAAAGAAAGCATCTTCTGAGACTCTGAAATCTACCCAAAACTTGTCGGGATTGCTTCCGTTAGGAGTAGGAAAGATTCTTAATTTATTATTATTGATTCGGAAAGAGTAGTGTGAAGCTCTTACATTCAAGTCTTCCTCGAAAGCATATGCCTGAAGGACATTCTGCCAAGCCGGCACAAGCTGGAACTGGCTATCATCGGCATACATGCCATAAGTGGACAAGTTGCCGACAGCACCAATCGCATATCCACCAAAGAAATTCCACATACTCTGAGGAGTCTTATAATAAACTCTCTGAATAGTGATAGCGCTTTTGCCAACGCTATTACTAAAAGGAGCGCCGGCGACCAATGAAGCGCTGAAAATAATATCTTGAAGGTCATAATCCTGAACATCTTGGACAGCATTAAAAGAGGCTGAATAGATAGTCTGCGATGCTCCGATACCAGCGTGTAAACTTACTCCTCTTCCGACATGAGTAGCATATCCTAACTGAAAGCGAGGAAATTTAAGATTAGGTTTAGTATTGAGTCCGCCAGAGCCAGAATACTCAGTAAACTCACCGTCCTGATCGAAAGAGCCTGTAGTGTTGCCGAGCATGTCGGATAAAACATTTTTAGCTTGGTGAGTGTTTAGAAGATAGGAGTATTCTAGGCACGCCTCTTCATAAGCATTATATACAATAGCAGGCGTGATTTCTAAATCTAATACTCTCCCGCCAAGCTTGTTGAAGGTATAAGCCACCTGATCCACAGCACCGCTGATGAAGGCGCTTGTAGTGTAAATCCCATAAGATAAGGAATCTGTAACGTCCGAAGCAGTGCCAGTAGCAGGCAAGACTACGGCACTAACTGTACTTAATGGTTGAAGGTTTGTGGGCATGTAAAATCCTCGCTTGTTGTATAAATAGTTTTTCGGTTCCCTATTTCATCCCTAAATAAGAAAACCCCGCCACTAGGACGGGGTTCTCTTAGGTTTATTCAACTCTTAGAGTTGTTTTTAGCCAGCTACGTCAGATACCATATCTGCGCAGACTACTAGTCCGTACATGTCAGGACGTACCATCTTCTTGGCGTAGCGAGTCATGACTCCCTTACGAGGTACGAAGTCCTCGGTACCAAAAATGGTAGGTGTGACTTGTAGCGGGACATAAGGAGCATATACATAGCCGCTTTCTAGGAAGCTGCTGCCCTTACGACCTACTAGTAGTAGGTTACGTGGGAAGTAAGGATCGACATGAATGTCCATCTTACGACTAATAGAACCAACGTTATGAACGCCCCAAGAGCCGTCCCTATCATCGACTGCTACCGAAGCACGGAAGCCGCTGGTGAATTCAAGGATGTTGGCTACTTCTGGAGAGCAGACCAAAAAGTTAGCGCCACCACGTAGTGTCTTACGGTGAATACGAGCACTTACTTCATTGACAGTCTCAAGAAGAGTTTCATACCACTCAGAGACAGTGCCGGTAAAATCTGGGTAGATTGTACCATCAACAGGAGCACCTGTCTCACGGTTTAAGAACTTACCTGGGCTACGAGACCAATACAATGTACCAGCGGTAGCACCCTTGACGAGATCCTCAAGAATTTCCTGATCGATCTCAAGGGCAACTTGTTCGGATAAGATGCTTGTCAATTCAACTTCAGCGTCGAGGTTGTGATAAGCATTCAAGTCTTGAGCCAACTCAGGACTCCACTTAGCTTTGAGCTTCTTAGTCAAAGCTGTGACAGCCACGGAATCAACCTTGATGTCAATTTCTGGAATTTCTGTGTTGTTTTCAAGACCCCAGCCTTGTTCTACGTTACTACCGACGACAGAACCAATAGCCCCACCGTTAGCGAATTCATCAGTTATAGGAAAGAATACTTTACTAATTCCCGCTAGAGCAGCGCTAAACTCATCTATGGTACCGCTACCAGCAGTTTGGACGAAAACCATTCGCAAACGCTCTTCAACAGAACCAGAGAAGTCGGTCAAGCGACGGACTTGGTGAGCTACACCGCCTGAAGCATAGGTGTAAACACCTGGCTGGGCTGTGCCGCTTTGGGCTGTCATTGCCACAAAGTCATCAGTGTTAAGACCAGTTGGGATATTATGTCGGGCAACAGCATAGAAACTTGTACCAGAAACAAATACAGGATCAGCACGCAAGACCTCAAACAAGTAACCACCTGGTCTTGTAGCGGCGTCACCATAGGTTCCGGAAACTTCAAGTGTAAGACCGTCAGTAGTAGAACTCGTTGGACTAGCGTAACCGTTGTTCAAGGTGTAAGCTGAAAGCTGACCGTCATTGCCAGCCAAGCTGACGCCACCTGTCAACTGAGCGCCGACAACGCCACCACCATATACTGAAGTATCTGGAGACTGTGCGAGGCGAGCAAGGCTACCACCTGCGGTACTCATCCCACTATCACCCGAAAAGGTGAAATCTAGGAAGAAGATTAGACCCGAAGGGAGGCTCATGGGTTGAACGGATACAAGATCCTGAGCCAATAGCTGACCGAATACACGGCGAACGATTGGGAAAGCAACTGCGGAAAAACCTTCTACGTCGCCACCAGACATTGTGCTGGTTTCTTTGAGGAGTTGGGCTGCCTGATTCTCTAGAAGACGAGCCATATTGGAACGGCCGCTATCATCAAGACCTTCTAGAAGACCTGTTTTTTGCCACTTCTCAAGAAGGGCTTCACCCTCGTTAGCTAGCGAGCGAGATTTAATTCCTTCTGTTAATGTGTTTAATACAGACATTTTTTATTCTCCTTTGAATTATTTGTCTTTAATTTATGATAAAAGAAAGCCCCGCCACGAAGGACGGGGCTTTCCGTAGTTATCCTAAGCTACTGGGATTGAATTAACCAGCGACATCGGATACCATATCTGCGCAGACTACTAGTCCGTACATGTCAGGACGTACCATCTTCTTGGCGTAGCGAGTCATGACTCCCTTACGAGGTACGAAGTCCTCGGTACCAAAAATGGTAGGTGTGACTTGTAGTGGGACATAAGGAGCGTAGACATATCCACTTTCGAGGAAGCTAGCACCCTTGCGACCTACTAGTAGCAAGTTACGTGGGAAGTAAGGATCGACGTGAATGTCCATCTTACGACTAATGGAACCTACATTCATGACGCCCCAAGAGCCATCCTTGTCGTCTACAGCGACGGAAGCACGGAAACCGGAGGTGAATTCAAGAATGTTAGCTACTTCTGGGGAGCAAACTAGGAAGTTAGCACCACCACGTAGTGTCTTACGGTGAATACGAGCACTTACTTCGTTGACAGTTTCAAGAAGTGTTTCATACCATTCGGAGACAGTACCTGTGAAGTCAGGGTAGTTTACACCAGCAACAGGAGCACCTGTTTCACGGTTGAGGAACTTACCTGGGCTACGTGACCAGTAAAGCTTACCAGCAGTAGCACCCTTAACAAGGTCTTCAAGGATCTCTTGATCGATTTCAAGAGCAACCTGCTCGGACAAGATGCTTGTCAACTCAACTTCAGCGTCGAGGTTGTGATAAGCATTCAAATCTTGAGCTAGTTCTGGTGACCACTTAGCTTTGAGCTTCTTGGTCAACGCTGTAACAGCCACGGAATCGACCTTGATGTCAATTTCTGGGATAGCTGCGTTGTTCTCAAGACCCCAAGGGGTAGCACCTACGACAGAGCCGATAGAACTGCCCTGATTGAAGACGTCCACGATTGGGAATGTGAGACCAGTTGTAACTTCTACAGAAGCACTCAACTGATCAGGGGTTGCTGTGGAAGCAAAGACCATGTTAAGTGTTGTTTCGCTAGAACCAGAGAAGTCGGTCAAGCGACGTACTTGGAAACCATCTTTGACCAAACCACCAGCAGCAGTACCACTGAGGACAGTCATAGCAACTAGATCGTCCATGTTTTGGTTTGTTTGTTTCTCCAGGGTACCAACAAGATATGTTGTTGTACCAGAGATGAAAGATGGATCAGCACGCAAAATGGTGAACAAAGATCCGCCTGGGCGGGTTTGAGTATCACCATATGTACCAGAAGCCTGAATTGTAACTACGCCACCAGCAACTGTTACTGATGCTGTTGGACTAGCGTAACCGTTGTTCAAGGTGTAAGCTGAAAGCTGACCATTGTTGTCAGCCAAATCAATACCACCTGTGATTTGAGCACCGACTTTGCCACCACCGTAAAGTGAGGTACCAAGACGCTGAGCAAGACGGTCACCGTTGGCGTTGGCGCCGTTGTTACCGTTTTCAGAACCAAAGGTGAAATCTAGGAAGAAGATTAGACCGCTTGGTAGGGACATTGGTTGAACGGATACAAGATCCTGAGCCAATAGTTGACCGAATACACGGCGAACGATTGGGAAAGCAACTGCGGAGAAGCCTTCGACATCTCCACCAGACATTGTGCTGGTTTCTTTTAGAAGCTGAGCAGCTTGGTTTTCTAGAAGACGAGCCATGTTAGAACGACCGTTGTCGTCAAGACCCTCTAGAAGACCTGTACGCTCCCACTTCTCTAGTAGAGCTTCACCTTCATTGGCAAGAGAGCGTGCTCTAATACCTTCGGTGAGTTGGTTAAGTACAGACATTTTTTATTCTCCTTTGAATTATTTGTCTTTGTTGTTAATTGCTGCGAGAGTTGCCCAACGACTATATGTTGGACTAGGTTCAGTAGTGCGTTCCTCTTTACGATTCCCACTAAGAATGACTGATGATCTTTTTGATACGACTTCAGACAACGATTGTGGAGCTTCTTTTGTGATGCCCGCCATTGTCTTTTGAAGGGTTTCATAAACCATCTTCGCTTCTTCTACCGAACGTGCTCCAGAAACTAACTCAGCAATTTTAGCTTTTTGCTGCTCATTCAAGGAGGAATCTCCAAGAACACGGTTCGCATATAATAACCTTGCGTTTTGCAAGTTTACTTCTTGTAATTTATTTTTCACTCGCTCAAGGAGAGCCTTGAGACTTTCATTTTCTTTTCTAAGTGCCTCTTCTTGAGGTGCGTTATTCTTAAGGTCAGCACGCTCAAGATCTTTAGCGTCCTCTTCATCCATGCCGTCAGTCTCTACAGCCTCAACTGCTTCGTCTTGTTCGACCTGATCCTGTGTAAGGCGCTCCTCAGCACGATCTAATTCTACCTGAGGTACATCTACGACGAGTAATTCTTTAAACATTTCGACAAGTTCACTCTCGTCGAGATTAATTTCGTCATCAGCATCGGAACGATTAAAAGCACCGTCTTCGAGGGGTAGTCCAATCTCATCAGCAATTTCTTCACGATCAAGTTCAGCGGTTGGTTCTTCTTCTTCGTCCGCATCAGCAGCAGCAAGAATATCGTCAAGGTCAACGACAACGATCTCTTCTTCGTTATCACCCAAATGTGCCATTGGTACTTGCTCCATGGCAGTGCTGTCTACTTCCGCTTCTTCGGCAGCACCAGGACCAGCATCCATGCCAAGATCCAACTCGTCGTCTTGTTCAAGAAGCTTGCTTACAGCATTCTTAACTTCAGTATTGTACTTTTCTACGATGGCGGCTTCGGCACTCTTTACAGCGGCCTCTCGAAGAGCCTTTGCGTCAACAATTGCTTGTTCTAACATATTAGACATAAATAATCCCCTTTAGTTGATGATATTACATCAAAATAAATAGTAGATTAAAAATGTAAACGACTAGATTTGTTTAATCCTGGACAAGATTAGACCCCAGATGGATTAGAATAGTCGCCCAGTGTTGTTAATATTAAAATTAAAGTTTCCAACTGGAAGCCACTTGGTCCCTCCCCACACTAAAGTACACCCTGCTCGGCTGAAGAGTGGTCCCGAACCTGGGATTGATGCTGAAAGACTAATCGACCCAACAGGCGAGGTTGGGGGCGCATCAATATTAGCGCCGGCGATATTAATTGCTGTAGAAGTAGCGCCGCCTGTTGATCCTGATATAATCATGCCTCTAATTTTCTTTTCTTGCCCTACAAATGTTCCATCAGCAATAGTCATGCTGAGACTATTATTTACAGCAAGTGAAGATGACGCATCTATGATTGTCAATCCTGTAGCGGCTGATATCGCACCATTGGCAGTAAGAGTCTCTATGGAACGGTTACCAAAGGCACCAGAAAGCGCAACGCTACCACTGATTGATAACGTCTCTTGAGGTGCGGCTGTCCCAATACCTACTCGTCCTGAGCCTGTGACAAACAAAGTGGGCTGTGAGTTAGGCTGATCAGCGTGGTCAACTCTAAGCAGGACTGGTCCGCCGACATCACTGCCGCCAGTGGAAGACGATATGTGAAGAACCGCCTTGGCGGTGTCCATGTGTGCTGAGTTGTTCGTTCCCATGTTAACCGAGTCGCCCGAAGCCCGAACAGTCATCGCTTGGTGTCCGTAGGTGTTATTATCAAAATGGAATCTATTATCATTGTGATGGTAATAGAAGTGAGCACGTCTTGCGTCATCGGCGTCACCCCAAACTAGAAACCCAGACTTGTCGGTGGGAGTCATAAACTGGACACCAACATGATTGTTGTTTTCTAACATTAGCAAAGTATTATTAACAGGATTTTGCCCTTGGTCTGCGCCACTCTCGCCCAGAATGTGAAGTCTATTAGTTTCGTCACTGTCTTCTCGTGGAGAATCAGTACCAATACCAACTAAGCCGCTGCCTGTAATATACAAAATGGGCTTTGATCCGGCCTGATCGTGCTGATCAACTCGGAATAGAGGGGTTGTTGTTGGTACACCACCTGAGACATGTAACATGGCAGTTGGCGCATCTGTGCCAACACCAACTCGCTGGTTCTCTAGTGCCGTCAGGATACTGCCGCTATTACTTGTTACATTCATAACAGTTGAATTATCAGATGAGGAGACGTGTAATTGGGCAGTAGTAGAGGTTGCGTTACCGATAATACATTTTTGATTATCTGACCCGCCAGTATTTCTACTATCAGCTATGAACACTGTGGACGTTTGCTTTCCGCCACGAATATAAGTGTGCTCGGCGCTACTGAAATAGAAATGACTAGTGCCGTTGCTTCCCCTAAATTTGACTTCATTGAAACCAGCACCATTATCAGGGTGAACATCCAAAACAGCGCTAGGAGTTGCTGTCCCGATACCAATTCGTCCTGAACCGGTGACTACTAATATAGGATTATCAGCATGATCTGGGTGATCAACTCTAAAAAGATCTCCCGTGTCAGAAGATGACACGTGGAGATTGGCTAAGACAGAATCTGTCCCAATACCGACTCGTCCTGAGCCTGTTACAAACAAAGTTGGCTTATCACCGGGTTGATCACCGTGGTCAACTCTAAGCAAGACTGGTCCGCCGACATCAGTGCCGCCAGTGGAAGACGATATGTGAAGGGATGCCTTGTTGGTTGTCATATGACCACTAGATGAGCTTCCTATGTTTATACTATCTCCGTTTGAGAGCATGGTCATTATCCGTTTGCCGCCAAAACTGTCGCCATTGAACTCGTACCTACTATTAGCAGAAGACCAATAAAAAACGGCTTTTCTAGCGTTGCCTGGGATTCCCCAAGTAATCTGACCTGATCGTCCGTTTGGGACCATAAACTGGAGGCCAGCGTGATTGTCGTTTTCAAGCACTAACTGAGTATTTACTACAGGGGCTTGGTTCTGTTCGGCACCATTGTTGCCCACAATATGAAGACGGTTTGTATCGTCACCTTCTCCTGGATTGGTAGGCGATGGGTTATCAGTACCTATACCGATTATGCCGCTGCTGGATACAAAGAGGATTGGTTCTGGTCCGGACTGATTGGCATGGTCTATTCGGAAAAGAGCACCGTTTGCTGAAGAAGATATCTCAAGGGCGGCAGTCTTCATAGAAACAGAAGCTGTCACCTGTGGAGACGTTAATGATGTCCCGTCAAAAGTAAGACTAGCCTCGCCATTAATAGTGTTAGAGTTGACAGAGGTTAATACTCTGTCGTTGCCAGCGTTGGTATAACTGGAGACTGCTCCGCCTCCTCCTCCACCGCCGCCAGTAATTGAGGCACCATTAAGAGTCAGGGAACCAGTAATATCAACAGAGCCAGTAAACTCGTGCGTATCTGTTAATAGTGTTCCTGTTTCTGTACTGCCAGGAACATTGTTTGGTGAGGGTGTGAAGCCTCCTCCGCCGCTACCGAATCCCATTCTTATATCCTCCGATTATTCGTCGATGCCAGAACCAGTTAGTGGAACCATTTGATTAGGTCCAATTCCTGTTAGCTCTGCAAACATTTCAAATGTAGCATCACTACCAGGAGCAGAGATATAAACTTTCTTACACTTAATGTTCATTGTCAAAGAGGCGTTCTGATCCCCAAGAGTGATATAGTGTATTCCTGCGATTGTTCTGCCGGAGTCCTTGGATTGGAAATGTACACGAATATCGTCGTTAGCAGCGTCCTTATTAATAATTGTAATAGACCGTGTAACTGCTGGGAAGCCGATCTCGACCTCTTGTCCACCTGTAATTGTACTGCCTGTCATAAAAGGAATACCGGCAACTTGGTACGAACCAACACTGCCTAGTCCGGCAAATTGTCTTGTATAATATTGTGTTTGGTCAGGTGATATAGCCATGTGTTATGATCTCCTCTTTTTGTATCTGTCCCTAGGCTTAAGTAGTTCTGTTCTACGTCTATTGACTTTATTGATCAATCTTTGTCTTTCTTCTTTTTGTTCCCTGCGTTTCTCGCTGTCGGGCTTAAAGTAACGCCTGTTACGCACTTCTTCAATAATGCCTTCCGTCTTTACCATTTTACGGAAGCGTCGAATCATACGTTCAACATCTCCATTGTTGTCTTCAGAGTGAACAACAACACAAGGCTCGATAAGCTTATTCTTTCTTTTTCTCATTGAATCCTACTTTCTAGTCGCAGAAGCGACGGTTGACCAGCTTCCAAAGCCGGGAATATTAGATATGTCTACACCTGGGTCATGGGGAGAAACTCCAGAAAGAGCGCCTTTGCTGTTACTTTCTTGAATGGGTTTGGTGCCCTCAAACAATTCTGGGTTGGCAAAGTTCTTTTTTAATCCTTCGTAAGAATTAGAACCCATGGCGTCTAGAACCTTCTTTTTAGTTTCAGCGAGGTGTGCTGACTTAGAAGGCTGCTGTGTTGTAACCACCTGACGAGTTTCTTGTATCACGGGCGCACCTAATCCCTGGACAACCTCCGATACGATGCCAGACAGCATACCCTCTTCGAGGATAACCTCCCTCACGCACTCTTTGATGATTTTTTTAAGATCTGATTTTTTCATTATAACCTCTTTGTTCCTATTCGTCGCCTAAAATATCGTTTAGGGCACGATTAATACGATCTGCTTTAGTTAGGTGGGTCTTTACTTGGCTTTCGGCTACAAGGAAAGCTCCTGTAGTGCTGGGTTCTGATACGAGGTCAAAACACAAAAGCTGAAAGTCATCCTCCACCATAGTGACACCACCTTGTTGGCGGGTGGAGCCAAGACCACGGCTTGAGATACCCAATTGAACGCCACCCTCTACAAGTTGGCGAGCAATCTGTCCGGCTGGCGTGTTGAGAATCTTCATCTTACCCATAACGTCGTCACCCTTCCACCATACTTCAGTGATAACATGACTAGCATTCTTAAGTTCCACTACAGAACTATCTGGGTGGTCTAGTTCGCCGATGGCACGACCTTCCCGAACGAGTTTTTCGTAGTTCTTCATCTCTCGCTCAAGTATTGGACGTGGGTAGATACGTCCATTGCCGTTCTTTTTACCGGCTGCTTGAATCTTGCCAGCAACAATTAGATGTGTACCGTTACGATTACCTTCCTTCTCCTCTTCTGTGAGAAGATCGTCACTGTAATCTAGATTCATAAACTCTTGTAAGACATATTTCTTATTCATTTTTATCTCCTTTGAGTGCGGGCGCTACCCGCACGGTACTACTACCACGACAGCATCTGGCTACGGGTCTTAGTCTCCACTTTTGCGTCCACATCCCCTCTAATTCGGTGTTCATGTTGAAAGCCTCCATCTGATATGAGCATACATAACGCATATGATGTAGCTGATGAAAGCGATCCTAATAATAAAGCGTTCACCAAACTGACACTAAAAGTAAATAGTTCGGTGTAGGGATTAAGTATCATTAAGAAAACACCAACCCAGAAGCCAATACACATCGGACAGCTAAAAAAGTAATGTTTAGGTCTGATGGGGTTAAATATTTTAGCAAACGCCAAGATCTGTGTGAGACCATAACAACACAGAATAAAATATACAAACGACATTAGTAGTAGTAGCCGTATCCCGCAAACGTATAGGTTGGATCACCCTGTAAGGCGGAACCTTCGGGCGTATCTTGATAGGGAGGTATTTCCCCATATCTTGTAGAATCCTTTGCGTTTGGATCCGTAAATCTATCTTCTATGTGCTGATCATAGTCTTCAGCAAATTGTTCGCTATTAGCTGTATTTCTTAAGAATTCACTAATGCGATACAATACAGCCTGTAGTGTATCAACATCACCCTCTGTTGGGTAAGTTGTTTCTACCATGCCGAAGACAGGACCACCCCTAGGAGCAGCAGCCGCAGTCACACCGCCCTGAAAAAGATCGTTCATCAATTCCTTTTGGTAGTCATAAACATCTTTCTCGATTTGAGGCTTTGGCATAGTTACAATCTTGCCTTCTTGTGGGCTAATAACAATATCAAGATACTGATGGTCTGTGATAATCAAATTACCATCTAGAGTTTTCTTGACCTGTAATGAGACAGAAGCCTGTATTGGTTTTTTCTCAGGCGCACTGTCACCTATCTTAATCGTTATTGGCATCTTCTTGATATTCTCTTACAAGTTTTTGAAGCTTCAAGATTTTTAGAATCTCTCGCTCCGTTAAACGGGCAACATTATATTCGGACAGTTGGGCAAGAACTTTTTTAGTACTATCCACCATTTCGGGATCTTCTTGAACTTCCTGCAACTGGAGTGAGTTCTCTACCATCTCATATATTCTCTTTAACTCCGAGCCGGCGTAAGTCTTAAAGTCAGCTTCATTTTCGTTGAACGAAACAATAAACTTAGTTAGTAATTTTTTCTGTTCAGGGAGCAATTCTGAATATGTCTCATTGAATCGATCTGTGAATGATTTAACCACCAAATTATCAACTGGCTGCATCTGTTCTTGTTCTTCAACGTCACTGGTTAAGGTGTCAACAATCTTCTGTTCCATGATAACTCTTGACTTAACAGGTAGCTTGTTGCCAAATATCTGTGCCAAAGTAGCATAAGATTTGTAATCTGGGACGAAGTTGTTATAGACATCCTTGCCTAGCTCAGTGTTGATCTTTTTAATAACACTGGACTGTTCTTTGAATATATCCTGCTGGTTGAGGGTCTCGTACTCTTTCTTGGCCCTAAAGATCATCTTTTCGGCGGTGTAACGGTCAAACTTGTCTTCTTCAGCGAGAGCGTTAAAGCAGCCCAATTCACTAAAGAGTACCATACCACTCCGAAAATGTTCTTTCAAAATCTTTTTGATTTTCTGAGAACGGGTCGCATTCTGCTCTATAACCGCTTTAGTCAATTCTTTTACCAAAGCTTCATAGAGGAAAGCGGTGTTTCTTTTCTTATTATGCTTGACCTTCATCTTTTGTTTCCAATTGTTTTATTAGTTGCTTGATACTAAACTGAGTTTCAAATAACATCTCTTCTTCTGATTTTTGTGCTTCGCTATGAATTCCGTTAGAAAGGGAACTCATCTCTCCATACCCTTTAAATAGTGCACGACGAGACGAACCTGCCCCTTCTCTATTATAAGAACCGTTCATGCTGCGGCGGCGGGCACCTTGTTTCCACTTAGGACTTTTAACGTACATGTATCCGTTATCATTTCTTTGCCCTGGTTCAATATCGGGTTCAGCAAGAAGTGGTCCTTCATCGGCGGGTTCCTCGGCAGCGGGTTCATCGCCCCCTCCAAGGTCGTCGCCACCGAGGTCATCACCAAGCTCGCCGCCGAGATCGCCACCTTCCCCGCCTTCAGGTACAGTCCCGGCCTCTTCAATAGCAGCACCCTGAAGGGCGTCTGTAAATTGCTCGACCTGAATTCTGTCGATTTCTTCTTCGGAGATTTTGAAGATGTTTCGGTATACCCACTGCTTAGAAAAATATCCATCAGTAGCGCTACCAGCGACATCAAACTTGGTTCGCATGTGTTCTAGCTCTTGAAGCTCGGCGATCTTAGATGGATTATTGAGAGACAGCTTAAATGACAAAAGATCATTGTTTCTGTACCCCAAGGTAAAGAGATGAATAATACAAATCTTTTCTAGTTCGGCAATGACAACTCTCTGTAGTCTTTGAATGGTGCGAGCAAATCGAATGTCCTTTTGAGATAATGTTGTCTTGTCTTCCTGAGCATCTGATTGTGCTAGGTAAGCCTTTGGTACCTTAAGGGCTGAGAAAAGTTTATCACGAAGATAGTTCACATCATCAATATCACCAGTGAACTGACCACCTGCCAGGGTTTCGATTCTTGTGTTACTAGCAGCACCACGAATAGGAATGTAAAAATCCTCATCTACACTCATGGCATTGTATCGCAAATCAACTCGTCCACTATCTTCATCTACAATTTGATTGCGCTTCATTTGTGTTTTGACTTGTTCGATGTATTGTTCCACATCTTCTGCAGCCATGTTACCAACATCAATATAGAATACTCGCCGCTCTGGTGAGCGAACAATACGATAAGCCATCATCGCATCTTCTAAGAGTGTAAGCTGTCGCCAAATACGGCGAGAGGGCTCTAGGACCGAAGTGCCATAGGGAACATATTTATCATTTCCTAAAACACGGAAGTGAGAGACCTGCCAGTTTTCAAAGGTAACACCTTTGTTGCCGTCGGCATTCTGCCAAAAAAACTGAACATAGTTTGGGTTTGTAGGATCTGTACCCTCAATTCTTTCCATTTCTCGCACAGGCAACGGTATGACATTAGTAATGCCAAGCTTCTCATCAATATCAAGATACAGATAGTAGTCACCATACTTACAAGCACTACGAGCCCAGCCAAATAGGTTTGCCTCAGAGTTAAGAACATTGTACAGTAATGTATCTAGAATATCTTTAATTTCCCTGTTGTGACAATCAATATTAATCAAAGGATTAAATGCCGTAGAGGTGGTAATCTCATCAGCATAAATATCTAGAGCGGAAGCAATCTCAGGCATGTATTCCATTTGTTCAAAGTCTGTGTATCGCATCTGCTTGTTGCGATTATACAAAACTTTATTTGTTAGGTCCCCAAATGGATTGAAATACTCTTTCTTTTTAAACTCCCGACCAGTGCTTGAGGTAAAGGTATATTTTGTGATATCACGGCGGCTGCCACGTACCACAGATGGTCGATCATAGTCCACAATAGGGCCACTAAATAAACGAGTCAGTCTCTTAAACAGAGCGGACTGATTATTTCTGGGGTTGTTTGCGTTGTTGTTATTTTGATTGTCAGCCATGATTATCCTTTAATGATCCAATTTAGGTCGTGAGTTTTTCCATCGTTGCCTTTAAAGGTTGTCTTTTGTCCCTTAAAGCCATGTTGTCCATATATCTTAGTATTAAGTTTGGTAGACGATACGGATATACTCGTTAATAGTGCCTTTTTGTAATCTGCCTCCCGCTGGTTTGCCGTTAAGGCTGTTCCTCTTACCCAGCAACCAATACAAGCCGCAATCACCAGGTCGTCGTTGTAACTCCTCATGGCTTGCGGTCTTCCGTTGTGCCATACAAATGTTTTGATTTCATTCGCAAGTCGCACGGAATTAATAGTAATTAGTTTATTTCTGACGAATTCTTCAAACTTCGCAATAACAAGTGGTCTAGTTTTCATAGACATCGTAAAACCAGCCACCCCTCCGAGAGCATGAGCAGACACTTCATCAACATATTCATGTGTTGATTTTATACTATAATACAAATTTTTATAGTCTAAATCTTGTAGTCGGGTTAGGACTCCGATACCCAATGAGTTGTTTTCTATAATCAACAAAGCATTATTGTACTCAGAAGCAATGGAATAGAGCAAAGGAGCAAACATATCAGGAGTTATTTTTCCCTGATATTCCGCTACCTGGGTCATACTCTGGACATCAAACACATGAGCAACACTAAAATCTGAACCGTCTCCACGAGCAACGTCAGCCACTAAAATATATTCACTATGCGGATTAGGTTCTTGCCAGATCCAATAATTACGATCAAACCCTGTCTGATGTTTAGGATCGCTTATGTTTTCAAGTATAAGTTTGAGGTCATCCCCGTGAACCACTGTATCGCCTGAAGCGTTGAAGTTACATTCAAGTTCCTGTGCGATCTCACGACGTGACATGTTTCTAGTTTCTTTTTCAAACCATGCCTGGTCTCGCTCTGGGTGTACTTGCCAAGGTAGACGAATAGTGTGGAAATCATTCTTACCCTCTTGTGCCTCTGTATAAGTTTTATGAAACCAATTACCAACACCATTAGGAGTAGACAAAGCGATACAACGACCACCAGTAGATAGCGTAGGGTAAAGACCAGCCCATAGCTCGTCAATGCCCTCAACAAAAGCCGCTTCGTCGATTACCAACAAAGACAAAGCTTCTGAACGTCCTGCGTCGCCAGATGTCGAGGAAGCTTTGACCATCGACCCGTTTGAAAGTTCGAAAGAGTTCCTGTTGTCAATAGCGATATCAGATATTTTCAGCCAAGGCGGAAGATTTTTATGTATTGCCTTGATCTTTTTTACAAGATTAGCCGCAGTTCCAAGCTTAGTAGCAACCACCAGGACATTCTTGTCTTTATGGAATAACATAAGCCACGCCACATAAGCTGCGACCGTAGTTGAAATTCCTAGCTGGCGGGCCTTTAGAATTACGCTAAATCGGTTTTCTTTAAAATCTGTTAGAGCTTCCTCCTGGAAGTCATAAAGATCAAAAGGTATAGAGCCCCTCATGGGGTGAGAAATTTTTGCGTACTTTTTACAGAAGAAAGCAGGATCCTTACCGCAGCGGACGATCTCCGCCATCATTTCCTTCTTGTTCAGAGACATTTAGCCCTCTGGCGTTTCTGGGTTCTTCTTAGCCTTGTCGTTAGAAGCCTTTTTAGCCTTGGCTGTTTCAAAGAAGTCCTTAAACTGTTGATGATAGTCTTTATGGCGACGATCGGCAGCACGAGTTGACCCCATGCGAAGTGCCTCAACGCCATCAAAACCACCAATTGCGTACTGCTTCTTAGCCTGAACCCAAGTGTGATTACGAGATGTGGTCTGTACCATTATGTCGGTTTGAGGTGAGTCGTCCTCTAATGTTACAGATTCTTTAGTAATCCCTTTGTATTCTTTCTTAAGGAACTTAATAATATCTCCAAATTTAGCTTCGATTTCGTTTTCAAACTTATTACGAGGATGAAGATCCTCAACACGCATTTCAGCCTGATATGTGACGATCATTTTAGGACCGGCAAAACGTACTTTGAAGCCATCAATAAGACGACTGTCGATAATTGGATGTCCCTCTTCTCGGTTCAAACCAGTCTGTAGGTTTTCTCCGTTTTCGTCCAAAGCACCGTCATAGGCATTAGCCGCTGCCTGGTTCAAACCTTTAATTACATCTAGGACACTAGCCATTATTTTCTTCTCCTTAAGGCATATTCAATATGCTCATCTGTTGGTCGCTCGCCGTTCTTCCATGCTTCTTCACGATATTCGATGAAATCTATATAACAATCGTAACAGCATTTAAACCTATTCATATATAGGTCGTCCTTCCTGGAAAATGAATATGTTTTACAGACCGGACAAGTGCGGTCTTGTTTTTGGCGTGCTCTTCTTTTTGTAATCTTAATATCGCCTACGGTAATCTCATCTTGCTCTTTGGATAATTGATCTGACTTAATGCGCATTTCCCGAAGCTGATTAAGGTAATCTTTTTCTTTTCCCTCTTCCCATTCATTGCGGAAATCCTGAACCGTATCCTTTCCGTATTTCTCGGCAATCGCCTTCTCTACGGCGGCGATGGTATTTGGATCTTTTCTAGTTTTTAACTTCACTGGTTGACCGCCTTGACAATAGCTATGGTTGTACCTACTCCGATTACTAGTCCGGACAATATTCCAATAGCTCCCTTGTTTCGGCGAAGCCAAGTATTATCTTTTTTTATGGTCTCTTGTAAGTCCTTGATAGATGATTTGTATGTGTTTTGTAGTTGGATACAAACTTTTCTATCAACGTTACACTCAGCTATCTTAGCGTTGGTGTCAATTTTGTACTGTAGGAGCTTGCGAAAATCTTCTTCGCTAAGTAGTATCCCAACATATGTGTCGGAACCTTCCTCAACTGCTGCTGGACGAGGTTTGAATTCAGTGACCTCGCCCGCAGTAGCAGTAAGAGAAAGCATCAATATTATAACCAATATTCTCATTTTATTTCTTTAGAAACTTTTTAAGACCCTCGATACGTTTTGCTGGGCGCTTCAGCCCACTGACCAGGGTGTAAGTTACAAGCTTGTCCTTTTTATCATCCTCATAAATGCCACGGTGAACCATGGCACCACCAGTCAAAGCAGCCAATGTATCGAAACCAAATTCAATGTTATCCATCAAGCCAACAGTCTCTTCAAAGATCTCTTCGCTACCAACAACAATACAAGCAGCACCTGTAGCAGTTGTCAAGTCGAAACCTTCAGCAAGAAGTGTTTTCTCTAGATTCTTTTTAAGAGCACTGGAGACAGCAGTTTCGTTTTCAAGGTTCTTAACGCTGGTAACACCCATAATCATACAGCCTGGTTGTTTCATAATACTGTCGTAATCAGTAGCATCAAAGGTCGTGTATTCTGAGTCTTGGTTTGCCAGGACGTTGAAGACATGAAACAAGCCGGCGACTGTATTGTTGATTGTTGTCCAGAACTTTTTGACTGTGAGTTTTGGATATAGTTTTTTAATCTTTTCATTGTCCACCATAATAAGGGGAGCAATCTTTCCTTTTTCTGCGAGCCCGCAAAGTTGGGTGATGCGAGCATGAGCATTCTTGGCTACCGTTGGGGAAGCTGATTCGCCAGCAGTTGGAAGGGAAGCAATGACACCAACACGCTCATCAACGTTCTCAACGCCGATGTAGGTAAAGTACTTCTTGGCTACTTTGATCAGAGTGTTGACTGTGCCGCCACCTGAACCGCCAGATACACCAAGACAAATCAAGATGCGATCAACGTTGCTGCCGAATACTTCACGGAATTTGTTGAACACTTCTTGTTCTTTGCGCTCAATAGCTGCTTCGGCTTTGGCTTGGTCTTTACCAGCACCTTGGTCGCCGTGCTCATCCACCAAAAACTTTTGTTCTTCAGGGATGTCAAGACCATTAAGATCAGAGCGGGCAGTGTTGACTGCTAGCATTTTTGTATAGCCCATGTCATAAAATGCTTTAGCAATGCGTCCGCCGCCTTGACCAGCGCCGACAATGGCATAAGTTAAAGCACCACCTGATTTGTCTTCAACCGTTTCCTGTTCCTCGTTGAGGTCTGGATCGTAATCTTCGATGTCTAGTGTAGGAATGTCTACCATTTTACTAGTCTCCTTATAAATCTAGTTCTTCGTGTAGTCTAATTAGAGCCTTTAATCTTTCTTCACGATCTTCAATCTTTTTTGTTTCATTGATTTTGCGATCGTAGATTTTCTTAATGGCTCCAATCTTATCTTTTTCTAGTGTAGCACGAATTTCGTTTTCTTTAATAGCTGCTGTAACATTTGCTTGTACAGCCTCTAAAAGACGAGTCTTATTCTTGGTTGGTCGAATTATATTGTAGAGAAAAACAATCATCCCTAAACCCATTACAACCACAAAGATAACCTTCCAGGCTCCTTGTTTTATTTTTAACCATAACCAATTCATTTACCATGCTTCCAAGTGGCAGCAATATCAGCAGCGCCCTGTAAACCAATGTAAGCTAAAGACACAGCAACCCAATCGCTGCTAGTCAATGAACCTACTGCTAAAAAAACCGTGGCTGTACCCCAAACAATAAGCTTGCGAGAAGCCCACTTTCCAAGTGCTTTATCAATTTTTTCTTGCATAGTCATAGCACCTCCTCAGTAACTATAATTAGTTCTGGGGATTTCTTTTGGCTCGTTGATGAAGTTGTGTATCGCTCGCACGAACACGAATAACCTGTCCATTGTAACTTACTGTTGCAACTTTTTCCCAAGTATGATATTCTAGCAATAGACCAACCTTCCACTCAGAATATACTTTTGGCGTGCCGTGGAATGTACACTCTCTAAATCTTATAAGATCTCCAGCCTTCATGCTCTTGAGACCACAACCAAATCTTTTTCATGAATTTCATATGATCCCACGAGTCCGTAGCTGAGTTCCCACTCTTCAGCACACCAACTAACAACCCAATGCTCAGGTGTCGAGTGCTTACTTATAATGAGTCCGTACCCTCCCGAACCATCAGGATCGAATATGTTACTTTGTACCAAATCGCCTGGCTTCATACTTCCTCACTCTTCGCAAAAACACTTGTTGATTGTGTTCAGATTTCATTGAACTTATTTCGGTCGTAGGACAATTTAAAGATTGATGCATGGGCGCTTTCATAGTTGATCCACGATCCTTTACACCAACAGACAAACCACAAGATGGTGAATTGGCTATGCCTATAAATCCTACAACATCATCATATCTTGTAGATAGTTCTTGACACTTACCCTTAAGGCTAGAATATACTTCCTCTTTTCCCATAATTGCCAAAACTTCGTCACCTTTTTGACGCAGGCGAATTGATTTTCTTGGAGTACCAAACAGTTCATGTTCAGGACAAATCGGAATAAGGTCAAAATTATTCTCTTCAGCCCACTTTTTAATCTCGTCACTGTGACGATTCGTTCCGTTCCACCTTACATTTTTTCCAAACACACAGGCGCTTATCAATATTTTCATTTTACATTTAAATATTTTCTATAAGTTGTTGGTAGGTTATCGTAGTATGTTGTTTTTTGTAGAGCCCTATGAGACCGACTAAGATGATCTGTATAAGCCATGTTAATCAAAAAACAAGGAGCCTTGGATCTTGGATTGTAACCCTCTACCTCCAGATCATCATTTGGGTTAAAACACAAAGCAAGAACATTACCATTACCACTCTCTTCTAGAATAATATTAATAAACTCTTGGTACCCTTTTGTTTCCGTCTTTTTGACATCTGTATTTGGCTGGGCTATCAACGCACTCCTTTTTCCAGAACGTATAAATCGGAGGACAACATCCATAAGCGTGTCTTTTGGTGCTTCAAAAATATCCAAGTGAAGTTGGTCTGCTAGTCTGTCAGCCTTTACAAAAGGGCAGACTGCGAATCCTGAAAACTCGGGACGCTTTTCTTCTAGGATATTGATGACGTAATCAGTCATCTGTTTTATTAATTGTTCCCTCACTTTTTAATTCCTTCAACATAATATACTGATTCGCACATATAAAGCTGAGCATAGTTTATGGCTTGGAGCCTTAGCGAGCCGAACACCATATCTGGTTGATCTTGATGACTGGAGATGATCCAGTCCATTTGCATCTCCCAGAAAGCAGCATCGTTACAATCAAAGTTGGTTCTGGTGGTACAACTGTTAGGTTCCCAATTACTAACGTTTAGAGAGCAACCAGCCTGATCGTCGGGTGGCATCGGGGCTCCATCAACCAACTCGGTTTCTATAGATTCCCATACCCTACCACAGTCACCGCCGTGTTGTGTGAGCCGTAGTTCATAAAGTCCATTCTGCGTATCTTGTCCAACAACACAGTCTCGCTCTTTGGCATCGCCACACGCAACTAGTAATATAATACAAGCAGCAATTTTATTGATTGACATAAGCATACCCATTTTTAATAGTCATTTTAATTGGATCGTCTTCGTCGCCAAACCCTCATAGATTTAACAGGTGAATTCCACACACCAGGAATTCCTTTGGTCCAACGATTGAGATCAAGAGTGTCTCTAAATATATCAACGCAACGACCACAGAGTACCTTGCCTGATCCTATTCCTTTTTTGCTCATGTTTTGAAAATAAGCATTGGGATCTCTTTTTTGAGACGTTTTTTTATAACACAGTCTACAATGCCCAGCCCCATTACAAGATTTAAATTTTGACATTTTTTTAGGAGGTACTACTTTATGGAACTCATGATGACACTCTCGGCACAACAAAACAAGGTCACTCATCTTTTCAACAAGAAGCCGCTGGTAAGTCCTGTGATGTACTTGGTTTGCTTCTTTTGATCCACATACCTCACAACAAGGATTCTTTTTTAGGTTTATAAATTTTTCTCGTTTGCGTTGCCACATCTTACTTCTCATATATTCTTTATGAGTCATTTGATTCATAACTTCTTGCATCTCAGCTTCTGTGATAATATGATCCTTTTCATTTGGACCTGCCATTACAATTTTTAATTGATGTTCTGCGAGATGATCTTCTTTTGTCTTTTTAGTCTTGATAGTTTTTATTTTTTCGGGCGGCTGCTTTTGTGCAAGCCTGGCAGCCTCTATTTGCTCTTCCATAGCAGCCGACTCTCGTTGACGTCGTTCTTTGGATTTACGGCACCTTCTTCGTCTTAGTGCGCTACTGTGATACATAAGCATACCCATCTTGACGTTCAATGTCAATAGTCATATCGGCAATATCTTTGAGACTATCCAAGTGTGTAATCAAAAGCACAGTCTTGTAGTAACCCTTGATCATTTCCATCACTCGCATAAAGCCTTCAAGGTTTTCGGCGTCCAACGCTGTGCCTGGTTCGTCCATAATCATAATGTCTGATTTTGGTAGGGTTGATACATTAGTCAGGGCAATACGAATGGCAATTGCTGCCAGCGTCTTCTCTGCTCCAGAAGCCATCTCTAAAGGTCGTGCTTCGTACTTTGGATGCTTGATGAAGATGTCTAGCTTATTCTTTTCTGCCTCGAAGAAGATATCAAAGTCGGTAACGTTGGCCAGCACTGTGCTAACCTCTTCGTTAATAAGAGGGAGCATCCGCTTCACAACATCATAGCTGATTCCGTTACTGTGGGTACAACGCATGAATAAATCATAGGCAGCGTATTCTGTACGCAAATCTTCAAGCTCTTGCTTTTTAGCCCGGAGATTAATAATCTGTTGCTCAATGCCACCGTGCTGCTTAATGAAGTCCATGATCTTGGCTTCACAAATAGACAACTCGTTCTCGGCTAGCACTTTCTGATCAGCTAGATCGGACTGTTCTTGAATAAGCTCCTCACGGTTCTCAATAGCTTCTTTGTTGTCTTCGTAAGTCTGGATCCGTTCGGAAGCAGTCTTGATATCATTAGTAAGCGTATTGATTTCATTGTTTGTTTTTTCTACCAGCAAATCTAGGCTGGTTGCTTCAGTTGACAAATCTCTCTGCTTTTCCAGAAGTTTCTCGTACTTTTCCTTCTGAGAACGTAGACTATCAACGTTCATCTCGGACAGTGTTTCGTTCCTTAATCTAAGGTCAGTCTGAAGATTGTAGATTGTAATCCGAGCCTCTGACAATAACTGCTTTGCTTCATAAGCATCTTTGATATACTTGCGCAGACCACAGTCAGGACCGCAGGGTACTTCGTCCAGTACGCTTAGCTTTTTCTCATAAGTCTCTTTGTTACGAGTCTCGATCTTAAGACTTGTCTCTAGTTCTCTAATTTCTTCCTTGATAGTCAGAACTTCAGCGATCTTAGATTCTAGAGCATCACTATCATACTCAGACAAAAACTCCTTGATATTAGCTAGTTTGTCTAGAATCCGCTCTTTCTTTGTTTGTGCGCCGGCGATGCGGAGTTCGCAGTCTTCCAGTTTCTTAGTTGCTTTTGTGAGTAGCTTGTTTTCCTTTTTGATATTAATAATCTCAACAGGAGCAGCAGCAAAGAGGCTTTCTATTTCATCGACACGGGCAGTAATTTTGTTTAGTTTATTCTTAAACTTTTTACAAGCCTTCTCTTGCTTTGTCTTTTCAGTCTCGTTGTTCTCTAGTTGAGTCTCAAGGGTAACAATGTCCTCATCAAATGTGTTGTCTTCCAGCTTCTTGAGCAAGGCACGAGTCTCTATGCTATCACTCTTAGCAAGCTTAAACTTCTTATCAAATTGATCAAGGTCTAAGAACTTGGCTAGGATTTCTTTACGCTTGGTCGAACCCTCGTTGATAAATGTCATCGCACCCATCTGACTGGACATGCTGGTCAGTAAAAAATCATCAAGACTACCGAAGATCTTACGGATGGCTTTGTCTGTGCCATTGCGATCCAGTGAGTTCATACTGACTTCTTCATCAGTAGCTGGATCAATCATCGTAAACTCTACGTCGGTCTTAGCCTCTTCTGTTTCTTCGCCGTGAAGCTTTTTAGTATACTTTTCAGACTTACGCTCAATGATATATGTTTTACCCGCAACATCAATCTCAACTCGACCACAACCTGATGATTTATTCTGATTGATAATATTCAGATTCTTACGATTATTCTTGCTGATAGAATTATAAATTGTGTATAGCGCACTATCAATAATAGAGCTTTTGCCCGAATAGTTCTTTCCAAAGATCCCGACGACGCCGCTAAGCTTTTCGAAGTTTACAGTATTCGCTTCTCCATAATTAAAGAGATTGTCAAACTGCATGTTCTTTAGCGACCACTTTACATTACGATGACTTGCGTCTTCGCCATTGACTCGGGCATCATATCTGGAATTAAGTTGGAAGACTTTTTCCAAGGTCTTGGTGTCAGGTTCATACTCTTTTAAGTATTCCCGTATAAGTCGTTCTTGGACTTGCGGGTCACGAAGATTCTCTGTGCTGCCCAGATCATCCACATCTACACTAGATCGCTTGAGTCCAGCTTTATTGACAAAAGATAAACTCTCAGGCTTAAATCTGCTTTTAGCAGTATCCATCACACGTCGAATCTTATCTAACGATACTTTATGATGAGTAACAATACGCAGGCGGCAACCCTCTTGAATATCCAAGTTGCGTGGCATGTTACCTTTGGGTGTAAGCTCAATCGTAGTGAATGGCTTAGGATTCTCTAGGACGTGGTGGTTGACCTCGTAATTGGTCTTGTCCTCAATATCCCAAATCAAAAAGCCCTTGTCGTTTGTCTCGCCGTGATTCTGCTGAATAGTAGAGCCACAATAGCGAATTGTCCCTGAGTCATTGAGACACTGATTAGTCTTGTGGATATCTCCAAGGAACGCATAATCAAACTTATCAAAGACTGAAACGTCATGGTCGCCGTGGTCCATAATCCAGCCAAGGTCTGTTCGGCTGTTATTGACTGCGCCGTGATACAGAGCGATATTGATGCGATCAGTATCTGTCGGATCGGTCCAGTTGGTTTCATCAAAGACCGATAAGACGTTTAGTGTAACGTTATGATCTAATTTTACTTCCCCTGAAAACTTGTGTAGGTGAAGGTCTGGATGATCCAAGGCATCCACAATTGGAGTGATGGCGTCCTGGCGAGTGCTGTTTCGCAGGTTGCCGTCGTGATTGCCCAAGATGATATGAGTTGGAGCGATGTCTGCTAGGTTCTTTAGGAACTCTGTAGCCAACTCAAAGTACTCTGGTGAAAGCTGTGTCTTTGTGTGGGCTAGATCGCCGCAGTGGATAATGTAGTCCACGTTCTGCTCTCGTAGCATTTGATAAGCTTGTTCAAAGACTTTGCGATACTCGTAGTGATATTTAAGGTTCTTGATGTGAGTATCACCAAAATGTGCGAGCCGTACCATAGACGAACTCCTCCTATAGTTTTCCAGAACTATTGTATCAGGTATATTTTAGTTGTAAA